GTACATTTATGACTGCATCCTTCTTTATTGCGTCAAGCTGAAGCTTTAGGTGCTCTACCGTATCCATACGTACCGTTACACTCAATGGATCCGGTTCAGTGATCGTAAACTCTATAATATCAGCTCCTGTCGCTGTTGGTTGGCCTTTTTCCCTAATCTCATTAGGACGACAGCCATTCTCATCCTGTACAATCACATAGTACTTACCAGGAGCTAAGCCTTCAAACTTACCTCCGTTTTTGACAAATTCATCTAGTTTTTGGATTCTGTCATCTGCGTACTGCGGAACTGAGTTCTGCTGTACAACATCGGTTAAATACTTGGTCAAACCTTCGACAGTCAAAGGTCTTTCTTCATCTGAGATGTCTGCTACATCCCAACCCAATGATTCAGCAACAGCATCAAATAAGACGCCTACTTGCTGGGCTTCAGCTACATCTTCGTCAGTTGGTTCATTTTCATCAACCTACTCAGCGTTTTGTGTATCATTGTGCTGTTTCGTATCAGCAGGCTCTACGTCTGCTGCATCTTGATTATCATTTTCTTCCTCATTAGGCTCTTCACCCTCTGGTTCTTCAATCTTTGTTACTTCGTCCTCAACTACATTGTCATCGTCTAGGTTGGTAGCACTGGCAACATCGTCTGAATTACCATACATTTCCAATAGACCATCAAATGCAGATGGATTAGTTTCTTGTTTACGTTTTGCCATAATTATTAATTAATAATTAAATTATTTGTTTCGCTGTTTAATCAGCGTATTACCATTCAGTATAATTATAAGGTCGCTTTAGAGTTGTAGGCACACCCTTTTTTGTTTTGCCGTACAACTCATCACGCATACCTTTCAATACTTCTTTCATATTTGGAACACCTTTTGTTTTGGCGTTCTTTGGGTTTAGCTTCCACTTACCCATAGCAGCGTCTATCTTTTTCATGTTAGCCATCTTATTACTATATTCTTCATAGGAAGCTTCGTAATACCCAGCATCTTTTAATATTCTAGCAGCTTTTCTTGGGTCTGTTTCATCTAGTACATTGTTGTACTTCTTATCCATCAATAGATTATCGCTAATATAATAATTAGCAAAGTCTTGTTCGTCTTTAAACTCTTTATATTGACCAGTTTTTGGACTAACTATACCACCATAATTATGAAGCGTTTTGGCGGCATTAGATGTACCATTTAATGACTCTATTGCTGTTTGTCTCACAGCGTTGTCCAACCAACCTAGTTTATTTACTTCCTAAAGTCTGTTGTACAACGCTGGAGCAATTTTTTCAACATAATCATCATACTAATCTTTACCTTCGACGTAATGTCTAATGTCCCAATAGTTTTCACCATTCTTCCAACGGTTGAACCTTTCTTGAAAAGATTTAGTATCATATTTCATAATTAATCCTCCCCAGATACCTTGTTCTTTATGGCTACTTTTGCCTTAAGTCTTTCACGCTCCATAGCTGCATCATCTTTTTGTTTCTACAGCTCCATTTCGTGATTCATGCGTTTCTTTTCCAGGTCAATTTTAGCATCTTCTATTTCACGTTTTTGACGTGCTTCGTAACGCTTCTGATATGCATCTTGGTCAATCTTACGTAATTGTGTAGCTTCTCTTGCCATTTCCAATGGGTCTGGAATACCATTTTGGTCAATATCTTTATTTTCAGTACCACGATATGTACTAATCTCAGCAACAGCAATTTTGGTTTGATTGTCAGCGTCGATACGATAACGTTCAAGGTCCATTTCAGCTTCTTTAAGCATAAGTTCTTGTTGCTTAGCCTCGTTCTGCATTTGTTGCAATTGCATTTGAGCCTGTTGTTCTTGTTGCTGTTGCTGCTGTTGTAGTTGTTCTTGACGAGTTTGCATGTCTTGCAGCTTCTGTTTAATAATGTTAAAATTATCACTAGTAAGAAGTTCTGCTGCTTCAAGTAAGCTAGCACCATTCTACATAGCTGGCTGTATAAGTTGTTGAAGTTTTTGTATATTCTCCAAATCCTTAGAAGCGTCACTTACAAACACATCCATGTCTTCATAGTAGAATTTCTGTGATATATTTAAGAATGCTCTTTCTCCATTATCAAATACGTATGAAAGTTTTTGTTTTCCTGAATCTTGCCAAGCGCCTTTTGCTGTATTTAACAACATGTTTAGCACTCTACGTTTACATTGATTGTGTACCCAAAATAAAGGCTCTGTAATGTGTGAAGATTGTATAACAGAACGTTCTACATTACCAACCAATTCAGAAGAACTAATTGCACCTTGACGTTGTTCAGTAATACCAGATATAGTTCCTGCAAGCTGTTCAATCTTATCCATCAGTTGAATATACTCAGATATAACATTACTCATCGTTAAGTCTAATGCTGTAATCTGATTGAATTGAGCAGGTTTACCACCCTCTCTTCCAGGAACATTCCATCCTTCATCGTATGGATTGATGAAGTTTACACCAACACTTGAAAGATAGTGCATCCAACGTTCTGGTGTAATATTCATAGACTTAGGTATCTACGTAATATCCATATTTACTACCTTACCTTTATCTCTAGCAATAGCTAATTCTAATCTATACCACAGTACAATATACATGTACTATAATGGTTTTAAAATACTAACCAATGACCTTGGTCTACTATTAGTATTACTATATACACAACCGCAGTACGGAAGCTTTTGTGAGTTTGGATTATCTAGACTTACAAATTGATATTCGATTGGTTGTATTCCAAAGTACAAATCATTACCAGCTTTATATCCTTCCCAAACTTCTATAATCCAGTCTGGCTCTATTGCTAATTCAGTACCTACTTTTTTATACGTCTCGTCACAAATATTAATCTGTGGCTCACCATTTTCATCCATAGTTGTCACATAAAATATCTTCTTAAAAGATTTCCAGCAACAATGGTATACATCTACGTGATGCTTAGAGTTCATGTCCCCACCATCAGAAAGGTCAATAGAACGCATTCTAATGCCCTAGAACGTATCAACGCCATCCTTCTCGATGTTGTCTACACCAGGAGCTCCAGAGAGCATCTCGTTGAGTTTATTTAGCTGTTTTTCATCAAGTTTATCGTAATACCTATCGTATATCTCTTGAATAGGTAATTTCATTTTACGAACACACCAAGACCCGTCTTCAATAAACTCTAAGTCTGGGCTTTTATCATAATTAAAATATAAAGGATTTACACGCTCTGCATAAGGGTCTCCGTTTTGTACACCAACATAGTATACTTCTGTGCCGCTAATTAGACCATCTTTCCAACCTTTAATAAACTCATTAGCTAAACCTAACTTTTCTTTTAAATACTCCAATGTGTGGTATGCTGTATTCTCTACAATATCTTTATAGTCCTTATCCATATATTTAGCAATAGCTTCTGGTGGCATTATCTCACCAGATTGAAGTTGTTGTTCAAACTATTGCTATTCTTCTGGACTCATTTTAGATTGAATTGAAGCCATTATATACTACATCAACATGCCTTTTTCTCTGTCTTGTAGCTCTGATACAGCATCTTGTGATGTACGTATAACTCTAAAGTTCATTGGTCGTTTTGTCTCCTCACCAATCAATAAATCTATTTTTGGACGTACTATATTAAAATCCTGTGGAGTAGCAGGAAATCCATCATCTACCTTAAATGGATTGGTTATACGTTTAAAGTCGTCCTCATTAAACACACTATTATATAAGTCATAGTATGTTTGCATTTCACTAACATTACTACCTTTAACTAGTGCAGAATTACTTTTTGATTCGCCTATGATATAATCGACACACTTATGTTGCCAATCCTTATCTTTCTTTGTAAGTGGTAGTTTTTGTTGCGGAAACGAAGAAGTATGTAAATTACTATCTATCATATCGTTAAAGTGTAAATGTCGGTATGTCATTCTATTCTGGTACATCATCGTTCCAATAATTATTACCGAACAACGGCATTTCGAATAGTTCGACTTGTTTATTTTTATCTTTATGTGCCTGTGTCTTTATCTAATATAGTTCTTCTCTATATATCATAACCATACACAAAGCAATTACTCTATCGACGTTTCTTACTCCGTCATTTTCAATCAGCTCCTCTAATAGAGGTTCGCTGTATATTCGTTCTAAGTTTAGTCGTCCTGGTTCATATTCATCCATCAACCATTCTAATATTAAACCTTCTCCATACGCTCGTATTGATTTGGTCATATGACAACCTTTTCTTCTTTGCACCTTAGAATCTTTAAATATTTCTGAGATTACTTTATCTGGCTAATCTGCCAATAAGTAATCACAGTGTTTGTTGGTGAAATAAGGATAAATTCCTTTACGTTCATTTTCAAATAATAGTCTAGCATTATAGAATAGTAATAACTTTCTTACATTCTCATAATATTCTTCTGCTGTATCTGGTCTACCAGAATATTCAGCTACTATTACATCATTCCAAGCTTCACCTGCTTGTACGCGCTTAAATATAAATGTAGAGCCTAATGAATTAGTAAAGCTCTCATCGTGGTCATCAGTTTGTTATCGTACAGCTTTTTATCTGTACTTCTATATGTTTCCATATAGCCCAGCACACATCATTACTTTGATAGTATCGGACACTCGTGGCAAGATTATATTTATTCACTTGCTATGCGTTACGGTGACCTGTAACCTTTCGTTATTTACAGATTTACCACGGTGTTTCCACATATATTGATTATACAAGGTGTCCTCCGTATTTGCCCGATTTTAGACCCACTGACTTACGCGTATGGGTCACAGTTATGTGTCATTATATTTCTACACATAAATGTATGAGTATCACACTCAAAATTATATACAGTTCCTGTATATTTGTTTATTGCAATCTCTTTTATTTTGCATACAATAGATTTAAACTCGTCATCAAATACCATTTGTTTGTTAGAATTGTTTGCAAGCATCCTATTTATTATCTTTGGAACTTTAACAGCATCTTCTATTTCGTTTTCACTAAATAACTATTTCAATAAGATAGAACCAGAATGTGCTATTCTTAGATGATAAGCTTCTTTTTGATTAACAACTCTCCCTTGAATTACAGCTTGCTTACTGTCACGAAGTTTAGATATGCCGTTTATAATTTTAAGTGCAAATAATAAATCTTGCATGTCTTCAAGCAACGTTAAATTTACACTTACAAATTCAATGGTTGTTATGTTCTTATTACTATATACACATCCGTCTGACGCTAAATATCCAGCAATTATATTGAGTTTGTATACATCCTTTATTCTTTTGATATAATCAGGAATCGATTTGTTATAACAGCTGTTTCCAAATGTCTAATGTAGCCACTACTATATTTTCTTTGATGTAAAGTTTAGTTCTATTGTATTTTTCCTAATTCTATAATATGGGATTATACCAAGTTCACCTTGTATAAAATTATAACATTTATGAAAATAGAACTTCTAATCAACATCAAATGCTATTGAAACAGAATGTTTCTTTGAATCACACCAACCATCACCAAGCCACAAACCAACAAACCACCAAAACAAATCTGAATTTAATGGCGCTTCTATACACTACCTGTTGGTATTATAATATACGTTTGGAAATTTACAATAATTACCTACTTGTATATTTCTGGCTTTTGTAAAATTGTATTTGTCTGTCAAACTTGTTGCACATAAAATAGGATGTTCACCAGTAAATGTTGTAGTCCTATAAGTATTTGCAGTTTTTATTGTATATGTTAGCTCATCTTCTTTCTCATAACGTTGTAAGTTTCTAATTGCTACAAACTTACCGTCTTTGCTTATTAGCTTATCATCTAGTGTTACATCTTCAACATTAACTAAACCGCGTTGTGTACAAACTTTTTCACCAGGAGTGAGACACCCCCCTACATACAATCCATATGGAGGGTCTTTTACTGGATATTCCCAGATTACAATAGAACCGTGAGGTTTATCGTCTTTCTTTAAGTGATACGTTGTAATATCACCTGATTTCTTTTCTGTTGCTACAACATTGCCGTTCTCAAACCTAAGGTCTACTATATGTTTCATATTCCTAAGCTTTTCATTTGTTCTAAGCCTAGTTAATTGATTCATCAGTAGCTTTCTAGGAAATATATTTTTACCAAGTTCCAATACAGCTTCTTGTGGCTTTAAAGGACGTTCTGATATAAATCTATCAATAGAAGTCTAACTAGCACCACCATCTTTAATAATGTTACGTTGTTTTATTAGCTCTTCTACTGCCTTCTCTTTCATCGAATTACCATCTTTGTCCATATATATTGGATTTCCATTCTCATCTGTACTTTCCATATTAGACCAAGCTGGTACAAAGAATCCACATTTCTTATCTGCTTGTCCATCATCCCATATATTTTCAAATCCAAGTACATTAAATGCATCTGGATTATAGAATATATTCTTCAAACCATCAAATGAACCGCCTTGTGTACCTCCAGTTCCAAAAAGACACAGGAGACCGAAAGCAACACCATCGTCAGTTTCCACAGCAGGCTGTTCAACACGCCAAGCTGTTTCTAGATTAGGAAACTTACCTCCTTCTTCAAATAGTACTAACTTACCACGAGTACCACGAAGACGTTCTGGGTCATTCTTCAACGTAATACCAGTAATGCTTGATAGGTAACCTTGTTCAGTTTGTTTACCAAATTCGTCTGTAACTTTAAAACCAGCAACACGTTCCATACGAGTGCTTGTGAGACGTTGTTTAGACCAATCTGTGTGTTTGTCAACAAAGTCCATTATCTACCAAGCTTTTGTCAATATACCATCACCAATCAAGAACTTTTGTTCTGATGCTACTGCAAAGTTTTTAGAACCAGGTATTAGTTCATAGTTACGTACAAGCATCGATGCACCTTTGAAACTATAACCTCTTTGTCTACACTTTAATGTAGCCATATGTTTACCTTGCTCTTCTGCTTCTTCTATTGCATTAAAGTAGTAATAATCATAATCCCAAAACCGAGGGAAACCAAATATACGCTCACGTCTAGTACGTTTTGCACCATATCTATCTGTATATTCTACTTCCTGTAATTTCATAATTGGGCTGTAATTCAAATAAAAGTAATGATAACCAGTTATAGCATCTCCATCAGGAGCTACATACCCATTTATACATCTATCAGCCTCTCTGTCCCAATATGAATTATAGTCAGTGGTACCTCTTGGTGCAAGAGTATAACAACCATGTTCCTAAAAAAAGATTGCTGCTTCGCGGAATTTATCTGAGTTTATCACTCTCTTATTAAAATCAACCATAGTTAGTTTAAATCCTCTTTGAAATCATTAGTTCCTTCTTTATATAAATACCTACTATCTTCGATTTTTGATGACAGTATATACTTCAACTAAGTATCTTCGTCTATTAATACACAGTTTATTGTATTACTTGGGTCTAATTTATCTTTATCTTTATCATCCGAACTAACCCAAACTGCTACTAATTTAAAATTTTCCATAATTAATTAGGTATTTCAAACCGACCTATAATACCACCACCTTTGACTTTACCAGATTCCATTTGTTCAGCTTTTGCTTGTTTCATTGCTATATCTAATGATTTAACAACGGCACTTACATCTTTAAGGATTCTAGTTATTTTTAGTGCAGTATCTATGTCCATGTTTCCTTCTGAATATTGATTCAGAGTTTCTATCAATCCTTCTGCTGCTGACTGTGAAGAAGCTAGCAATCTGGTACTAGGAGTCTATTGAAACTCCTAGAACCTTTTTGCTAATTCTTTTACAGATACAGAAGGAATATAATTCTCATCTTTAAATACATCTTTTGCTACAATTGAAGCCCTTTCCTTCTCTGGATACGCTTCATATGGCGTATTCCACTTATGTAACCACACGATGTATTCGATTTCCTTTAACGCCTAAGATTTATCTTTTGCATTATTATAATGCTCCTTAAATGGAGGAACTGCCAAATCTTCAGTGTTAAGTTTTATTTTACTTCCCTATATATCAAACATTTTCCATATAAATCTTTTCGCCAAAATGAATCTATGAACAAATTGCTCCAGAAATAAATGGGTTTAATTTAGCAATGTCTGTATTATCATCTACACCATATACTTCTAGACCAAAACCATATTTTATAAATTCATCTACAGCTTCGTCTGTATTTTGAGAAATTGCAATTATATTACACAATAAGAACACATCTGGATGGCTATCTACCTTACCAATAGTTGCTGAGGTTAATTGCATTCTTTGTAATTTTGAAAATGGAGTTGTTGTCATTAATCCTAGTCTAAATTTAGCTACATGTTTTCCCAACACCTTGATTACCTAATTAAATGGTGAAACTGTAGTAAATTTATCATTCAACCCATTACGTACAATAGTGTCAATTGCTTTATATATAATTGGCTTCCCGTCATATGCATCGCCAGGTTTTGCTAAATTATCTGCCATAGCACTATCATTAAATAATATGTATGGATGTATATTTAGTACTTTACATAATTTACAAAACGTATCTAACGGTAACGCATTCATTCCAGCATCATTATTAATAGCGTCATCGCGTGTCATCTGTTTCCATGGTACTTGTTCTTCGTGTAGATTACCATCTGGACCTGTTGTTCGTTTTATACCCTACATTTCACGTGACACAATCCACTCATTATCCATTGTGAGGAATGCGTTCGTTTGTATATAATTCCACCCTTGCTAAGAAACATATTGTATATATTGCAAATATTCAAAATTGTACGGATCGTAGACATTCGTAGCTATACTTTTTAATACATTATCATACACAATCTTATTCTCACGCTGCCTACGTTTATTGAATGAAGAATTTCTAATTGTATAATCTACCAATTGTTTTGTAGACGAAGCAACAGTGATAGTAATTTCATCCAATCTTTCTAGCTGTGGTTTAGATCCGTCCGTTCTTACAATAGATACAATACAATTCTAATTTGGCAACGTTGCTCCAGACGTATATTCTTCAAAGCCATTTCCTGTTGTAAATGCATGGTCACACTTTATAACCTGCATTGTAAATCTATCTGAGCATTCTACTTTAGTAATAGCACCATCTTCATATTTTGATATTTTTAAATATAATCCATTACCATTCGAATTAATTTTAATCTTCCCAGTCGCTTGTGTAATTGTACCTTTTAATAAGAATGAATTAACTTCCAATTTAATTTCCCCAGACTAAGTTGTCTAAAGAAGTTTCTATATTGATTTAACACCTTCTTCGCCAGAATTTGAACCATTATATCCTCCAACATTCTGTATATAAAGGTCACCATTATATTTTACTTCTAGTGCATTTGCTTTTTGTTCAGCACTAACACCATCACCAATTGTGAATAATGTTGCGATACTACGTTCTTCTGCTTTGGGTATACCAGTGGGATTAGTTACAGCAGATGGTTTTGGTATAGATATATTATTGATACCAACAGCGTGTTCACATGTGTTCGTTGTTGTAAGGTTTACACCAATTGCTGACGAATAATTATTGCTAACTTTCAGATTTAACCCACTAGCTATAGAATAATTACTTTTTACAAATATTTGCTTTCCGTTTATAGCATTTCCGTGTCCTTCTACACTTATTAAAGTTCCAAATACTGCGTTATAATTACCTTTTGCAGACGCAGGAACAAGAATAACATGAGTTACCTCATTGTCGTGGTATATTTTACTTAAATTTAGATTGTTCAATTCAATATAACCATCTGCACTAGTTGTAATACTTCCACCATTTCTCCACAGATTACTATCGACAAAATTCTAAGTATATTTCTTGTCAGTATCGTTATATTTGATATTTACTATTACATCGGTATTGTTGTCAATAATGTATTTACCAAACTACGAAGTAGCTTTAATTTCTAATTTGATTTTCGGTATATTGTTTACAATACTTCTCTCTAGTATTTTAATTGGAGCAGATGTAGCACCAGAAACAATATTATTTATGCCTTGAACTACACCATCTCCGATTAGCACATTTGATAAACCCTATATTATACCTTTTTGTCCGCATGCGATATTAGACTGCCCAACGATGTGATATGCTCCAGCAGCAGTCCCTAGGTCATTACTTCTAACTGTAGGAAGTACGAGGTTATTTATTTTAGGCATCTATAGTTGTGGGTCACGTACTATTGGTGTAGATGCATCATTTACATTTACTAATGATAAATTATTTAAAACTTCACCTTGTTCTGTAGTGAGGTTTTGTGTAGTGCCTGGTGTACTACCACCAGTATTACCAGTGCCAGCACCTTGTGTAATACTATGTATTGCGTTGGCATCTAAAATTGTTCCAGGAGCATATCCATTGTTTTCATCTCCTAGTATTACATTAGGGTTGATGGGATATTTTAACCCATCACCCTAAATGATTGTTCCGTTTAATTTTACCTTTTTCATTAACCGTAATAGTTTCTAGTTGTGTTATTGTCTAATAAAGTTTTTGGATTCTCATGGATTGCATTAGCGCCATAATTCATAAATACTTCTCCATATTCAAGTTTATTGTGTCCAGCGGATACATATTTGTTTGGAGTAAATACTTGTGTAAATTTAACTTTTCCTGGACTTACCAATAAATTACTTCCACCAAACGCCCCTCTTATATATGATAGAGAATCAAATCCATAAAATACACCACTAATTAATACTGGATTTGTTGCTGTTGGCGTCACATAGTGACAAAAATAAAATACAAACCCTATATCACCGAGTATTGATTTATTAATATCCTATATAGCAGTTAGGTTTGTTCCTAAGTATAAAGTTAATCCGCTAAATGTATTTCTCATCGTCGTTATATTTGGACAATGTTTGAATAAGCTCTTTGGTATTGTATAGTTTGTGATACCATCTGCAAGTGTATATCTTGACAAATACGAACATGACTAAAACATACCACTTATATCTTTAGAATATTCAGCAAATGGTAATAGTAAGATTGGAGGTATTCTACCTAGTAATCCGTTTCTATATTGTACGTTGTATCCATATCCGCAACCACTAAATACATTAGTAATCTAGGCATTTCCGTCACAATATCTAAATAAATCAGGAGCACAACAAAAATTAAGCGTTCCAGGAATAGAAGAACCATCTCTTGTAACAACAGTAGATATTAAGTTTTCATCATGTTCGTCATCACCATCATGAATACTTGGTTTTTTATTTACACCATCATAACTCCACATAATTGTGTTATTAATCGTATTCGGTTGAACCTTCTAGAATTTATTACTAATAAATAATATATTATACGGCTAATATGAAGGACTATGTACCTCCTCGGGATTCGTATTTACATAAGCCTATATTGCATTATTTTGAAACACGTTACATATATTATTGATTTTATTGTAAGGTTTTGGTACATTAACTTCTGTTTTAAAATATACAACTCCTTCTGGATTTGAAATATCTACACCATTCTTTTCCCAGCGTACATCTTCCCCAGATTGTATATACTAAAATCTATCTCCGTTTTTATGTGTTATTGTTACTGTTGTAGTAGTAATGCCGCCTACATTTTGCGTATCTGTTTCTATTTGTCCGTCTTCTATACCATAGTACGTGTTTTGTATGTTTTGTTCTCCATGATAAAATAACTTATATGGAATATAACTTTTAATGCGTTCGCTATATGTTGTATTTGCAAATAAATACGAAACGTTCTATAACTAGTTACATCTTTCAAAAGAGCTGCCTGTTAATTTATAATCAAACTTCAAATCTGAAAATAGCCCCTATACATCCTACAATATTGTATTTGTTGTAAACATGTTGCCAGGTAATTCTGGAATAGAAGTTAAACTTGCAGCAGTAGCGTGTGAGAACAAATAGCGAACAAACATTAATTTTTTACAATTTACAAATATATCGAATGGGAAATTGCCAATTATTTGTTTATTATAACCAGCTCCAAACATAGTTATACTTTTATCATTACTAAAAGCATTAATGTGTGTGATGTTTGTAAATCCGTCTAATAAGTGACTTGTAATTGGAAAATCTACTTGGGTTGTTCCCTTTTTGTGACACAAGAATGCAGAAATATTAGTTACAAATTGTGGATGTTTAAATACATTTGTAAAAGATAGTGTACCTTTCCCATATATCGAACCAAATGCTGAACATACCTATGTTGTTTTGTTTTCAAAGGTTATCGTACTATAATCTATAAAATTTGCTTGAAAACAATTTTGATATACTTCTGTTGTCAAATCAGTTGTAAATCCACTGAGATTTCCTCTATTTATACCGCCGTTTGCAGATATAATTTTGTCAGCATTGGCTGTCTTGTTATCAATGTCAATAAAGCTTACAGTGTTTACATCATCTACAATAACACTATTAAAATTATTAAAGAACCCATTAAAGTCAACAATCTTATACTTCTTAGTAGAATGCCTAAATAGAAATCTATCGTATACTCCGTGAAATCCATTTGCCCAACACTCTAAGTTTGTAAGTGTGTCAATCAACGGACTAAATAATCCGTTATCTTTTAATACATTGTTTGCATCATGTTCTGGAGAAAATACTCGTATGTTGTAATAACATCCCCATAAAAAGTCACTTATGTTAGTAACTCCTTTTGATAATGCGAACATATATCTATTGGGACTATTGTCGACTGTCGCTGTTCGTTCAAATCGCACTGCCGACTAAAAGAACATTCCGCGTAAGTTTTGCATATTCCCTAAATTTGATAACAAATAATATACATCAAATACAGTACATGCAGTGCCTCTAAACATGTAGTTAGAATAATTTATACCAAATGTAATATTTGTTACTCCATTTCCAGACTACCATGGCATTTTCCAGTTTGCTGGAGGCTCATTCCCTTTACTTGTAGGGTGTGTTATTTCATATGGCATTAAGATTTTACCATCGGTATCTACTACAGATTTGTTTAAGAATTTTACATTTGCTATATTACTACCGTGGATTGAAAACTTCGGTAATGTATAAAAACATCTAGCAACATCAATAGAAATGTTTCCATATAATCTCTACAAATTTATACATCCGTCAAATGGATTGACTAATGATATAGGCTTGTCTTTAATATTTGCAAATTGTATAAATTCAACATTTGTATTATTACAAATGTTGAATTTAGACATATTTGTAAATTTGCTCAAATCCAACACTGTATTATTTGTATGACTACCTTTTATTTTAGTATTATATAAGTATAATTTATCTACGTTTTCATCATTACAATTATCTATTGTGACATACTGTAATTTACCATTACCGTGTAAATCAATAGTAGTTACTGCATGTAGGTCAGACAGTGTAACAAAGTTTGTAGCGGAATCGCCAACTAATGCTGTATTATCAGTAATTACAACAGTATTTAACCTTGGACAGTTTTCAACGGATACTTGTGTTAAGTTGACATTATTTGATATTTTTAGTGATAGCAAATTTTTGCAGTTTATTACTGATACTTTCTACAGGTTATTGTAATTAGACAAGTCCAATGTGGTGTATCCATCACAATCTTCAATATATACAGTCTGTAAATTATTACACCCAGTAAGGTCAATTTGTTGTAGGTATGGTTGATGTCTTAAATCTAACTCGTTAATATTAGAGCGTTGTATCTATAATGATTTTAGAGGTACATTTGTTGGAATATAGATGTTTGTTATACATTTACTTCCAGAAATGTTTATATCTGTAAGTTTTGTAAACTTAGTAAATGCATATTGCGTTTTACTATTTTGTTCTATATCTAATATAAATGTTTTTGTTGGGTCAAGACACTGTGTGTTAGAAAAGTCCATAGTTCTAATCTATGACTAAACATCTTTTCTAAATACATCTAATTTAAAGTCTGGACTAAAGTGCTTGTTACCGCTCAAGTCTATTTCATATAATGCTGGGAATCCAAGTGCATCTATTGTATTTTGTATTTCCGTAGCTGCAAGAATTGACACCTACATGTTAGACAACTTGTTGTTTGCATTTCCTAACTTAATGAAATTATTCGAATTAGTAATATTCCAGTTGAACGGTCCACCATACTTAATGTTACCAACATTTACAAAAGTCTCCTTATTGTCCTGTAGAAAATAAAATGCAGTAACTGTATCGCCAACACTTACTTTAGATATAATCGGACAGTTTGTAGTTACAGGGAATGTCTATTGATTTGTTCCCATTATACTATTACCTGTGGATACATCTGCGTTAGATTTAAATGTAATAGACTACTGTTGTTTAGCTGCATCTCTCCATTTAAATAGACTGTCTAAGAAGATAGTATGCTTCTTCAGCCAGTTTCTACTATGCGCAATTTTACGACCATGTAGTTTAGTCATATCTTTTGTATTACTAATTTGGTCGTTTGTAAACTGTAATAAGTATTTGAGCTTATAGTCGTAATTAAATATTAATGAACCACAATCTGATGTTTGTCTATCAAAGTATTCATCGATAAAATAGTTAGCAAACGTATCGTAGCCTTTTGCCTTAGCTAAGTCTTCTGTAAACTTTCTAAAATCATACCAATATTTTGTATATAATGAATTTACGTCTTCTCCAAATACAGCTCTACTAAACGAAGTATCTAATGATAACCACAGTTTATTTGTATTTGCAGATACTGTCTTTCTTGAAACTGCTTCATCAAAATTAAATGTCTCAGCGACATATTCAAGACCAGGCTGAGCATTTGCTGTAGTACCTTTGTTTGTTAAATATTTAATCCACACGTCTGGTGTAATAGTCAATTGTCCCTAGTTGTCACCACCACCAAAACAGTCTAGGTCATAGAAGTCTAAATAATACTGATTTCCACCCCAAGAACGATAAGTAGAGTTTTTACCAAAGTTATCAATTAACCCAAAATAGTTAGCGATAATAAAATACTTAATCGCACTTTCTATATTAAATCCTAAATTTTCAGCACTTACTGCGTTTGAGTCAATTTCTATATCTTGTTTCTACCCAGTCTTATAATAGTTATTAAATGCATCTACAGAGTATAAGTCGTATGAGCCAGCAATGTAGTTCTTAGAAATTACACCTACTGAGTCGCTACTATAACAACGCTCTATAGGGAATCTCATGATGTTTTTTACAAATTGTACAAAACCTGGATAATCACTTGGCTATTTGTTTGACGGGTATCTTACATCGAATCTACGATTTAATATTTCCCTGTCACTTTGCCAAAAGTCACCATTAGATGTGTTTATATTTGCTGGTAGTGAATCTTTTACATTTATGAAATCACTAAGTGATACTGTATCTTTGATTTCTATCCAATTCGCATCATTTGTATCTTCTTCGATATATTTAATCTTATCTTTGTAGAATGGGAATGTAGTAACTTCAAATGCATTATTACCTTCATCTACAATTTTATTTACCTTCTTAAATCCTAGATTTCTATACGCATTACGACCAAGGTTAAATGAATATATTCCTAATGGTGTTGTTGATACTTTATTCTAAGCATCTGTATAGAACTTCATAATTAAGAATACAGGGAAACCTTCTACTGTGTGTTTAAGCGTAGCTGTTTTTTGCTGCTTCTTTACATAATCGGCATCATACACATTACTTACTGCTTTTTTATCAAATGGGAAATACTCAGATGTCCCAATTCTACCAAGTGCCGTATTTATAAATGAACCAATTGCAGCATTACTTGCATGTGAACTATCTACAACATCAGCCTTAAATGTATATGTCTATTCAGGAAACCAGGTTGCTTTTGGTACAAACATTGATGTATCTGGGACAGTGACGTTCACATTTTTAACGGCATCTGCAAGAGTAGATGTACCTTGTAGTTCAATTGTAACTCCGTTTATAGTTTTTACACTTGTATCAATACCAGTTTTATCTTGTTTATTTATACCAACTGGATCCCAGTATTGTAATGTTTTATTTGTAGTTGCAGTAAGCGTAGTAGAAGAAGCTGACTGCTGTTTTACAAATTGGTCAAACGTCCACGATGGGTCATTGCTTACATCTATTAGAGCAATTGGAATACCAATAAATGCTGCCTACTCTTGTATACTCTTTGTATTTAATCTACCATTAGAGTCAAGCAAAAAGTCTACGTTATATCCAGTGTGTTCATTGTATAGATATGATTTAATACTACCATCAGATTTACGCTCACAAAAGTTCTTTTTCAGCTCTACCTATATTCTATCATAATTTGGTGCTCCGTTTATATAATCAGTAGATATAATATTATTTATATTATCTACCATTATATCAAACTCATTCAGCGCATACGTATATATGTTGAGGTTATAAATATCAACATCACACTTGTTATATATTACAGACTTTCCGTTTTTGATATATTGTCTAGCTCCAAGATATAAAGTATCACCGAACTAAATTGGTGCGGTTAAACTCCTAATTGTAGATAATACACCATCTAAATAAATCTTTATTACATATGATATATTGTCAACATAACCAGTTGCTATTTGAGTTCTTGTTGTTTGTTTCTTACAAGTAATGGTTATATCATTTTCTGTATCATCTTCTAATTGGATTACTTTTTCGTTGTTTATATAAATATTATGTACATCGATTGAAATACCACTAATCATGGAGCCGAGATTCTACTCTGCAACTGATGCACTACCAGAGAATAGTATTGTACGCTCATCATCTGGATGATAGTCTGCTTTATAATGAATATGTATCGTAAATTCATCACCACTTGCTGCAATTATATCCTTAAATTTATACTTTTTAGCCTATAGTGAAAATCGGTCAAATTGCCCATATGCTCCGTTGCTAATTCTATAATATTGTACACCAGAATCTAATATAGATACTCTAGACCTAATATTACTTTCTATTGTGCGCAACACAGAACCAACCTAGAATTGTGATTTGTAATTTGTATTTGAAAACTCAAATAAGTCATCACCAACATTCTATTGTCTAGCGTGCATCGAAAATATTCTATTACTTGATATATTAGAAGTATCAGTTAAATATGTAACTGATGATTTAACAAATTTAATATAGTATATAGCATATGCTGTTTTTTGTCCAGATGTTACGGTAACTTTCAACTATACAGTTTTATTTGCAATAGTCCAAGGCTTATTGTTTACAGATATATAATCGCTAATCTACCTACCAAACACACCATCTGCATCAGCTCTAACGACATTACCGTCAATTTCTATATTATATTTATATGACGTGTATTGACTAACATATGCAGTAAATACAACATTTACAGAACCATCCATACTAACTTCTGTTGGACTAGTCTGTACCTTACTCATAACAGCAGATGAAATCAAAATATCAGACGAAACAATTGTCATTGTTGACTTTATTGTCTTTTTTACCTACTGTGTTGTTTTGTTCTATAATGTACATTCGATGACATAACTATCGATATAATCTTCTGTTGCATCTACCAAGTCACTAAGTACTATTGATTTTAAAAACTAATCTGTTGTAGAAACGACTAGGTTGTATTCTTTTGTAATGGTGTGCAATCTGCCAGCTAATTTGATTGTTAACTTATAGTCACCAACAACACCAACACTATAATATAGTTTTAAAAACGATGTATTCAGTCCAGTCAGAGTACTCTAAATGTTCTCACACTACATTTCAATGTTGTTGTCTATAACCACACCGCTCCATTGTGCCGAACCATATATACCCTTTTCATCATCTTCGTATGATGCAGAGATGTTTAATTTACCAGTATGATTACTTAATTGATGTATCACCGTTTCGTACGGTATAAACAATATTGTATTTGATGCATTTGCTACAGAACTGTATATTTGTGTACTGCCAATTCTAGCTATAACATTCCATCCCTTATTGTACTTTACGCTTAGATTAGAAAGTTTTATTTGTAAACCAGTCTAATCCATAATGAGTTGAGAATCTGTAGGTTTGTCATTTACAGTAATTACGGTAGTTACTTCTGTTTCCCCAGGTGTTACAACACCACCAGTTCCAGAGCCACCACCTCCGTGTAGTGCAAGCCACGAAATGTTACCTTGTGCGATAGTTAAATCATCTTTTAATCTTTCCATCGCAGTATCTACGGAGATTATGTTTTCTCCATCTTTCAAGAACTTAGGATTTGTTGTACCAATGCCTGTAGCACTATTACTAGCAACAATATCCCAATTCTGTTTTGCTTCATTATATTTTTTTATGTTATTCATGATAAGAAAGATTATAATGTGATTGTATACTTATCTTGATCTACGATATTATATGCAGCTTTATCTTGTGCAATTGTTTCCTTCAGTGTCATAGCTACAGATGATAGACTATCAAGTTGTTTGTTCATGTCATAGTTTGTTGTATTTTTATCTTCGTTTACAGTCCAAACACCTTTGATTTGTTTTGCAGTTATATCTATCTTTGTGTCAGATATTTCATAAACAATATACATCGGATAATGTTGTTTTACATTTTCTTTTGGTGTAACTTCACTAGTCTTAGCTTTGAAGTATGATAATAACCATGGAATATGATAATCTGGCCCAGATGGCTATTCTTTATTTGATACTAACTTCCATCCAGTTGCTTGTGACATTACATAAGTTGGCGCATTTATCTTGTTGACAACTTCATATCTACAGAACTATAACCAATCTTGATTTATATCTGTTGTATTAGTAATCTATATTACTGGTTTTCTAGATGCCGCCTCTGTCACTTCGCCCATCAAGTCTATAGATAAGCTTGGTTTATTATTTTGTATATAGTCAGCTGGCGCATCATATATCGGTTTACTAATACTGTAAGTATGTTTGTGTCCACCAAATACAAGTCGTATACCATACTACTTAAATAACCTAGAAAATCTATATACTCCATTGTTATTTAACGTATTTAGGTGCGAACCACTTCTTCCTTTTACTCCATTCATGAAATCCCAAGTTACTATCGTAAATGGCATCTCGTGCATATAACACAATGTGTTCTTACAATCAGTTGGATTCTCTACTCCGTAGTATATCTGTAAGTCTTTCTTCAACCAATCTTCTATTTTTGCATTTATCGTCTTTGCAAAAGTAGCATCTCCAGAATTAGTACTGAGATTCCAATCGTCGGTATATACTTTACTGGTAGCTATTGCATTTTCTGAATTAATTGATACAAAGTGGAAATTACCATAGTTAAACGAGTATATAGAATATAGTAAGCACTTTTTACCATTCCATGTAATATCATATTCATTTCTAGGATCTAATTCAAATGTAAAATATTTCAATACATTTACATGATTATATTTCGAAGTAACATCGTCTCCGTCTGTAAGTTGTGTTGCATTATGACCACACAGATCATTATTGCCGACAGTAAACATTTCAGACTTGTCACCTAAAAATTCATCCAACGCTTGATAATAGTCCAACCATTCGTTTTCTCTATTACCGTTTTGAGTAATATCTCCAGTATTAATTAAAAAATCAGCATCCTATTGGTCTAGTGCTAACATTTTAGCTGACTTACGCCAAGCCTGATAATCAATCCAACTAAATCCCTATTGGTCAGTTTCTTGTACAAATTTAAATGTTGACACACTTGCTTTATCTTTAACTGTAAACGTTTTTATCGGACTGTAGTATGTTTCATCAAAATCCCTACCTATTCTATATTCATACACTCCAGCATCAAACTTTTCACTAAGTATAACCTTGTGTGTTGTAACCATTGTTCCTCGTACAGTTCTCCATCGTAACCTTTCATAGTGGTCAATGAATTTATTTATTGCTGCACTGTTTGATGAATCGTTTCTTATTATAGAATACTATTTATTCCAATCAGTAGTACCAACCTTTCTGTATTCAATAAACTCTTCATAGTATCCTACAGAAACCCAATTAAAACACCTAGATGCTTTTTTACCATTAGCCTAATCTGACGTAGCCTGAATACCAAATGTACAACGAATACAATTTGGTTTGTATTTATTAAATTCTGTTTTATCTGTAAAGAAGTTCTTACCTTCCCAAGACGCCTTTGGAGTATATTTCTCTTTTAGTTCATCTTGATAGTAATATTGTATGCTATTACCTATCTTTGTGGTTTGTCGTTTAAGATTGACATATATCCACAATGATGTAGACTTTCTAGCACCGTAAGCTTTATTACCCTATTTTGCAGGTTCTAACATAAACCTACGTATGAATAGTGCATCGTTCCAAGAGTCACCAGATTCTATTAAGAATGTAGTACCTCCTTCACTCAACGAACCGACGCCGAATCCACAGCTGTCGATATACCCTTTGTTAATCTTCTATTTATTCCACGGTGAAGCTAATTCACCTAGTGCATATAAATTACCATTGGCATCATATACCCAGTTATCAACAGTACTACCTACACACAAATAAAAACTAGAATTAGTCTAACTAAATTTAATCAGTTCGCCGTTAGCAAACCACTCTTTGTCATATGTCTTTACGTCTATAAACTGTGAATCGTATTCGTTACATTTAGCTCCTCTAATTAGATATGTAGAACCAGCTTTAATTGTGCCGCTTAGTGGTAAAGTATGCCACTTATACCCATTTGTACCAGACCCGTATGGAGTACCATCTGTATATAATAAATATAAACCATTTAAGTTAATATCTTGTGTTGAGCCATTTGCTAATTCGACAAAGTTGTGTGAGCACATACAATCCTCAGATCCTACACCGCCACAATATACTTCGTTTATACACAATAAATGGTTTACAAATACTCCCCACGATCCATCTGGATTACCTATACCAGTTGGTGTTTGAGCATTCTTATGAATCATAAATTCTCCAGATTTTGATACTTCTACTTTATATATAGAGTCGCCGTCTGTAAAATTTAAATACTATAGATGCGTTGCATATAAGTCATCAACACTAATACCACCAGAACCACCAGTGTTGTTTTCTGTAGTACCAACTAGGTGAAACTTACCGTCTTTATACAACACAAGTCGTTTTTTATCTGTATAAAATAATATTTCACCATCAATTAAGTTTTGCCTATTTTTATTAAAATTAGCAACAGTATCCATCTTAATTGATATATGGTTTACAGTTGGTTCTAATCCTGTAGTAACTGGTTTTTCACCAACAATTCCTGGTAAGTCTTGTGAACCAGCTGGTTTTTTTGGGTCAGCAGTACGCATAATTATTTCACGCGCACTAGAGTGTGAATCACCAGCAACTACACCGTGTAGTATCATCTTATTTACTACACTCATGTTTTTATATAATTCAGCTAATGCTGCCTTTATATTTTTTAATTCAGCATCTGAATTATACGTAAGACTTACATTGTTACTAGTATCTATCCACAGTTTACTTTTATCTTCTGGTTCTGTAGGACCTATGTGAATCTAAGAACTTGATATTTCAATTAATCTTGAGTTTGACAGTCTATATAATACACCAGTGTTTTTGTTGTATATTATTCTGTCCGCTGCTTTTTTATAATCTTCAGATGACGCATAATGTTCAGTAGCAGCCCACTGTGTATATGATACCCCACCGTGTATGGCGACGAATCGTTTCTATACGTCACTGTATATTACTTTATCGTAGGTTTTGGCCTCTACTGTATCATTGACAGTATATGCTTGAGTATCTATACCATCTATGGTCAAGACACCAGTTTCTTTGCCTACCTACTTTATTTTACTAAGTATTTCATCTATATCGATGTTTGGCTACTCTGTCTATATACGCTCTAATGCGTGTTTAATAGAGTTAGCATCTAGTATATCGCCATCTTCAAAATCGTGGGCGTGTATATACTCACCGCGCTATAGCATGATTACTTTAGGAGTTCTAGGTATATCTATATTATCTATAATCCTAGTACCAAATAATTTTGTTTTTTTCATGTGCTATAATTGAGAGATTATACAAACAAGGAAAGGGGACCCCTTATCGGGACCCCCTTTTACCTGTGAGATATTGCCAGTTTATGTACGCCATCTCTGTAAGCTTGTTACGCGTCACTTACTTACTTCAGTGTCCTCCGTTGACACCACCGCTTCTGGCTCAAATTCTTGCTCAGCTTGTACGGCATCGTTTGTGCTGCTAGCTTCCTGTGCAGAATTATTATTCAGTGCGCTCAATTTCTCGTCGCTGGAACCATATCCACCTTCCCCACGTTCTGTTTCACTAAGTTCTGTTACCTCAGTTACTGTAACTTCTGGTACAGGCATTATAATCAATTGAGCAAAACGCTCACCTACTTGATATAATGCAGGAGCTCCATTTGTAGTAATATGCATTTTTGCAATAACTTCACCCCTGTATCCAGAATCAATTACGCCAACACAATTTGTCATGAACATTGATTTCTTAGCAATACTCGAACGAGGAAAGATATAACCTACGTAACCTTCTGGAATTTCTATTGCTAGACCAGAATGATATACTACAACTGTTTGACCAGCATCGTTTGGTTCTAATGTAATATCAACCGCTGTAAGGTCAAGTCCTGCGTCATTTTTATGTGCGCGTATAGGCATTATAGCCTTGTCGTTCAATCTCTTAATTTTTAGTTCCATGTATTATTTATATTAATTTACTAGTAGCCCCACTAGGATTCGAACCCAGACTAAGAGGGTTTGTTAAACCGACTGTTGCATCCAACCCGAAGGTCAGTCTTCTCGTTCAGTCTGTCACGCTGCATTTAGCTTGCGCCTCGTCAACATTGTTTTCCGAGATATTTAGAGAAGATTCTAACTGTGGATTATTTATTATCCCAGAGCCATCCAACACAGTCCAATAACTATTTAACCAGAAGTTGTCTTTATTTCGCATTATAGTACGTGTACATGTCTTTATACGTTTCGTTGTAACTTCGTTGTTTGCAATTAAATCTTTTGCCGCTTCAACTAAACTACCATAACGCTTTAACTCATTGTTATTGGCATCATAACGTATAACATACTTTTGGTTTGAGTGCTTTTGACCAGACTCGTTTACTATTTGCGTAACAACACACCTGCGTATCCCTAACAAAGTAGACGTTTGTTTAACGCTTTTACAAGTTTCATACGTAGATTCTACAAGTGTTCGTAACTCATCTGTGATTACATATTTTGATTCATTACGCTGTTGGTTTCTACTTCCATAAGTAGTAGTTTGACTATGACAATTTGGGCAAAGAAATCTTAGATTTTCCAACCTGTTATCATTGTTTATACCATTGATATGGTCTAACTCTAAACTAAGTGTTTTATTATTCCACTCTAAAGTTCCGCAAATTGCACACCGATATGGAATTAAATTGTTGGTTAATACATATCTACGCAATACATTTCTTTGATGTTTAGAGTTTTCTTTTAACAGGTTTTGTGGGTCTATTTGTTTAATGTTCGTTTTTAAAACAGACTTCCCTTTAAAATCAGACGATGATAGATGTAATTCATCCATTCGTCTACGTACTTGTGAAAATCCCCAAGAGTTTCCTTTTATGCTGTATCCTAGTTTAAATAAAACTTCTGAGATATTGCAGCTTTCTTTTATTAAAGAAATAAACTGTTCGTCCGTTTCTTTATAGATTTTGTTTGTCATATCAATTATTTAGTTATTGAACTTTCTAAGAGCCTCCTGTGCTTAGACCATTACACCATAGGGCAGTGTGACGCTGTTTAAAGACTCACGCGTCAACGTCTATAACTCAAATCTATCAAATATGAAAATTAATTTTTATAGTCGTTGCGGAGGATGGATTCGAACCACCGACCTCCAGGTTATGAGCCTGGCTATCTACCTCTGATATACTCCACGATGTGTGCAGATTTTATAGATGCTGCACCATCTTAACTCAAATCTATCAAATATGAAAAACTGTTTGATACATATTAATCTTCAGAGCCCCTAGGATACGAGTCGAACGTATATTTTTAAAACGTGACAACTTAGTTGTGATTTAATGTGCTATTTTCCAATTACACTACCTAGGGAGAGATAAGCCGTTATTTTAGTCTACGGCTTAAAGACTTATATGTTTTACCCAGCGCATGCATCACCACAAACGACTGCAGACTGTTCTGATTTTTTTAATCTTTGTAGTCGTATATTAACCTCATCTGTTATATGTGCGACCAGTTTGTTTGTATCTGTAATATCTATTACATCGTCGTTTTGTGTAATTAATACTATCGTACCACTATTGAAAGATTTAGTTTCTAATGTAAACTCACCATCTTTACGTGTAATATGAGTTATATCACAGTCTTCTTCTAATTTATAGACTTGACCGAACGACGCACAATATATATCACGGTCTACACATCGTAATCTTTCACACTCTTCATCGTGGTATTTCAAATACCCGTCTAATACTAGATATTTCATAATTACTTCTTATTGGTTAACCAATTCCAAAAACGTTTAACAATTCCACTCTTCTTTTTTGTATTCTCTTCTTTTATCTTATTGAAAAAAGATAAAGTTTCACAATCATCAAAACCATTGGTATAACCCTCATTGTATCCTTCTTGGCCACTCTCTCGAACAACATCATTATAATCTCTTTTTGAGATTGGAAGTCCTGCTTCAATTTTTGCTTGGTTAATGCGATGAGCCCAAGTTATAGGTTTATTTACATCTACCACATCAGCTACAAATGTAGGTTTATTTACTTTCTTTGCCATTTTGTATTAGCTTTAAAAATTTGTTTTTTAATTTAAATTTGAACAATCCATGGAACAATATTGCTAGTGTGTTGTCATCATCTTTCATCTTCTTTTCTGTAAAGTTGAATACATGTCTACACACTGCCGTTACAGATTGTTCATCGTAACCAGTTTCTTTTTGAACTTCTTTTATAACCTATTCTAGTGTTATCATTTTTGAATTGCTGTAATTCCAAATCTAGAAATAAGTACAGAATCTTTCAACCAATCAAACGTTTGAGCTAAACCTGGTTTAAATACAATCACATCTCCAACTTGTATGTTTTCTCTGCGATTTGGGTCTGCTGTGTATGTTAGTGGCACTTTAACCACAACACCTTTGCAGTAATCAGAATCAACTTCCTTTACCTCAGTCTCAACCTTATCGTAATCGATGATTTCATCGTCTTTCTGTTTCTTAGCAGGAATAGGTTTACTAAACTCTTTCTTTACTTTAATTGGGTCTAGCTTTTTTACTAGAAACAAATCTGTAAAGTCATAGTCAATCTTAGCTGCTATATCTTCTGCTAACTTTTTCTGGTCTATAATCTTTTTGTCTTCCATTACTTCTTCAACGATTTAAGGTACATCAAAATGTCCAGGTTGCTGCCGATAACGTTTGAATATTCACGTTTTAACCAGTTTGGTTTATCGGTATTCTCTTCAACAAACTTCTTAGCCTCTTCTTGGAGTTCTTCAAGTAGGTTATCAATTTCGTCGAAGATGTTTATAAACGACGAGTCTTTCTTTTCTTTTGGTTCTTCAATGTAAGCGAACTTACCTTCTTCAACAAGTTCTTTTGCTTTGTTTGCGCTAATGTTGAAGACCAAATCAAACGTAGACTGCAATCCTGTTTCAGTATCAATACCGTTATGCACCTCGAGTGAATACATATTACCGTCTTCTGACAGTGTGAGAATATCTCCAACCTCAAGTCCGTAGAACGGGGTAATTACTTTAATTTTCTTTGTCATGCTTTTTATTTTTGCAAATTTGACCCCATAACGTAGATTTTTGTATGTTTGGTTGCAAAATGAAAAATATTTTGTTTAAAATGCAACTTTTTGAGATTTTTTACGTTATAAGGGGGAGAAGGGGGGACTATAGGGGGGTTAAGGGGGATTAGAGGAGTATATATAGATTATATAGTTTATATAGATATATACTACTATAGAACTATAATAACTATATAGAACATATATAACTATACTATTTGTAGAGTATATATAACTATAATAACTATATATAACATATACTATCATATATACTATATAACTTATACTATAGTAAGTACTATATAGATTATATTATTCGTAGGATATATATACTATACTAAACTATATAACTACTCCAGCTTATGTAAATATATCCATCTTACGTAGAATATAGTTTATTTTCGATATAAGCGCTTTAAATGTACGTTCTGGTATACTAGTCCAGACACATAGAGATAATGCCTTAGAACGCAAATAAACGCTATTTTAGAGGGTGTTATTATAATCAGTTACAAATTACACATACAAAATACATGAATGATATAGAATTAAATGCAATATTGTACTACGCTGACTTTATGTCTTTAAAGACTTTAAATAAGCCAATTACACATACTTGCAAATACTTTTTTGTCCACGGTACGCCAATAAGTGTTACATACATTGCTACAGGAATATTACAGTATGAAGAAGATAATCCATTCTTCATACAAGCAAAAAAAGAATATGAAATACTGAAAGATAAGTTTGGCTTAGATGGAGTAGAAAGCTTCTTAGAAGATATATCTTACTTACGTGCTAGAGGTGCTGTAGATGCTAAACAAATGCTTAGGTGTATCCATCAATACAGCACTAAGATTGAAAGAAAATAGGCTTTTGCTAGTTATTACAGATGGCTAGATGAACAAAAATATACACACATTATACTTGATGACGATGGAAAAGAAGTAGAAAAAGAATGTTCAAAATACGTGCTACACTTTGAAGCAAGCATCAACAAATGATAACTTTAAACAGGCTCTCGAACTAATACAAAATGAACAACAATATAGACTAAAACATGGACTTTACACAAAAGAAAATGACGAAGACAGAGAAGTTTGAGTTAATAACCGCCACTATGGCTAAGACATACAAAGCTAAGAATCACGACTATGGAAATAGCTTTGATAATACGTGCGATTTGTTCGGTATAACTGCTGCAATTGTGAGGATGTACGATAAGATGCAACGTATTATAACCCTTTCAAAAACAGAGAGTTACGTTAAAGATGAACGCATCGAAGACACACTGCTAGACTTAGCTAATTACTGTATTATGACACTAATGTACTTACAAAATGGGAAAGATAAATAAATACGCAAATCTATACGACAAACAGGGTAATTTACTGCGCAAAGTAGAAAATAATAAACTGGAAGATTATACAATAAAAGAGCTTTCAGATTTGGTAGACAAGCTTGGTACAGAGAAAGATGAAAACGGAAACCTTAAAGATTATGAAGGTTACAAGAATGCTCAAGCTGTACTAACTAGAATGTTAATGGACCCCAAACATGCTGCTGAAAGAGAAGCGATGTTGAAAGAAATTACATCTAGAATTAAGGCTAATAAAGAGGAACAAGAAAAGGCTTTACAAGACCTAGATGAGGAATTAACTAAGAAAGAAGCTGAAGAAAAAGACGGTATACCGTATGCTGAATTTGAGGAGGTAAAGTAATGGAAAAATTTGACAAAACCAAAGTATTTTTTACATCTGATTTACACTTTAATCACGAGAATATAATCACATTTTGTGGTAGACCATACACCAATGTAGAGGAAATGAATACAGCTTTGATTAACAATTGGAACAAAGTAGTACCAGAAGATGGTGTAGTATTTGTGTTAGGAGATATAGGGTTTTGTTCAGTTGCAGTTTTAAAAGAGCTGTTTAGCAAGATGAATGGAACTAAGTATCTTATTCTAGGCAATCACGATTATTCGATGCAAACACAACTCGAAAAGGCTGGAATATTTAAAGAAATATGTAATCTCAAACAGATTAAGATTGATGCACAAAATATAGTTCTTTGTCATTATCCACTGTTATGTTTTAACGGCGATAATCGCGGCACATGGCAGTTGTTTGGACACATACACAGTGGTCCAGGGATAATAACAAACGATACTGTAAAAGCACAGATATTGCGTCCAACACAATATGACGTTGGTGTAGACAATAATAACTATACGCCAATTAGTTTTGAGCAATTACAAACAATAACAACTAATAAAAGTAAAGTATGAATTTAGTACATAGTTCAGTAAAGGTTATAACACAAAAACCAGGTATACAAGGAGTGTACGAACAAATAGAAAAAGCTGGTAGATTGGCATATAAATCAGAAGACAACATTACATATGATATATACGGCAACAGTACAAGCGCAGAGAAATTTGTAGAAAAACTAACACAATTAGGTCACATGTCTCCACTAGAACACGGAACAGTATACCTACATCTACCAAAAGGAATTGGAGCTGATTCATATCAACTAAGTCCATATTGTACGTGTTATGTATCAAAAGATGGAGGATGGGACATTACTACGAACTATCGCTTCATGTACGAAGCAGAATTATTACAAGACTTAAAGTATATCTGTGAACCTAGTGATGACCATGAACGTAGAATTACAGCAAATTTCATATGTGATAGAGGCATATCGCATGAGTTCGTAAGACATAGAGTGTTCTCATTCTTGATGGAAAGCCAACGATATTGTAACTATACTAAGAGTAAGTTTAACAACATTATCACATTTGTAATGCCTTATTGGTATACAGAAGAAACCCCAAAAGAAGCTAGGCTGCTATTTGATAAACAACTTCTAGATGCTGAAAAGACATACCTAACGATGATTAATGAATATAAATTAAAACCAGAAGAAGCTCGTACAATACTCCCCAATGCCACAAAAACTGAGCTACTGATGACTGGTACAGAATCACAATGGAATGAGTTTTTTAAATTAAGGTGTGCTAAATCAGCTCACCCAGATGCACAAAAATTAGCTAATAAATTAAAAGAAATTATATCATGAATATAGATAAAATTATACCAAATTGGTTAAAAGAAAGCAACAGACTTAAACACGTAAATGCTGGTATTGCAACTGGGTATTTCGGTACAATCCTATGTACATTAGGTGCTGCATTAGCAGCTGAATATAAAGATGAACAGTATGGTAATAAGTTCGATTGGTTAGATGTAGTTGCAACAATGATTGGAGGGGTTATAGGTCAAATGTTCCAAATTGGAACAATAGCTTTATTAAGTTCAATTGTATGATAATGCAAATATTAGATGAAAATAAAGTAGATTTTTGGCCATGATTGACAATATGTCACCAGTAAAATATAAAACAACAGATGGAGGAGAAGTAACAATATGGATATAAAATCATCAATGAGTTTAGAGGATTTCCAACAATCGGCGGGCCTATATCAACAATATGTCGAGCAAATGAAACAAATAGATATGCGTCCAAAGAACATAGCACTTAGTGTAATACCAATAAGGCCAAGTGTAAAGAAAAGGAAAGAGCTATTTAAATTGCAGAAAAAACTATTTAAAGGGTGCGAATTGTCACAAGAAGAGCATTGTAAATTTACAATATATACCGATGAATTACAAACTTATGCTAGACAAAAAGCTACACTAATTAATTCGATGAAGTTTTATTGTGAAGACCCATGTAACATGACGGAAGCAGAATACTTACGATTTATAAGTCCATATGAAACAATGTGTTCACATAAAGAAATTAAGAGAGCAGCAAAGAGGCTTTCCAAATGGTATAAAAAGACAATGACACCACCAAATATGAAAAATAAAAGTTGATGTATGGATACGAAGTCACAAATTGGTTTATAGGATGAATTACATGCATTTGGTCTATGTGATGGTTATATAGAGCAACAAAATAAATACAACTTACCAATAATTCCAAAAAGACCAAGTAAAGAGTTAGAAAAAGAATGTATAAAGTTGCTAGAAAAATCATATGAAAAAGATGGTCTTTCCCAGCAAGAGCATAATAGACTAATTGTATGTATGACCAAGTGGCAATCCTATCAAACGCAAAAAAGAACATTAATTCATGTGTTGGAGTATTTTTGCAAAGACCCGCATCATATAACAGCAGAAGAATACCTACTGTGTATCAATATAAAAGAAGATAATATAATGCTATCTAAATTACAAGAATATGCAGACCAACTATCTGCTTGGTATACAGAAGTTACAGCATTGCCAGATAAAAAGAAAGAAGACTAAATTAGTTCCTATAATATAATCCCTGGTTGATTAAGTTCAACTGGGGATTTTTTATTTTTAAAATTTTTTATTTTTATAGTATATACGGAAACAAAGAATATTTTATAAAATTTAATTTTTTGTTGTAATTACAAAAACACGAGAATAAAATTATAAAATTTTTTACTATAGGTACGGAAACAAGGAATTTTATAAAAAATTTTACTATGTGTGTAAAAATAAGGAATAGCAATAAATCTGACCCCTGTAGCTACTATCGGATGGAAACACCCCCACATGTTCCAACCCACGCACATTATTATGTGTGGTGCTAATTGTGGGGTAACATCACATTACACTAACAAAACATTACATCATGGCAACACTTATCAGTATCGTTCAGGACAAAGAAGCCTATAAGGCTAGTAACAACAGCATTGTTACCTGTACATTCAGCCCAACGGCTGATAAATCCAGTAACCTAGCAGGCATGTTGGCAAAGGGTGCGTTTGGTTCTGCAAATAGTTATACATTGTCTTTTGACCTTTCGAGGATATTCCCCGAAATGGTTGGAGATAGTGGCAAATTTCAAAGAATGAAGGCCTATGACGCTTTCATCGAAATGATGCCTTTAGGGCTTAATATCCCTGAAGTAAACTGTTTTGACATTTCCGTGTCTGAAATATCAGACTTCGAGGGCGTGCAATTTGAAAGAAATGGAGAAACACGTACTATTAAAGTGTATCATCTTGCCGTTATGGGCAACCGTGAACAGGCTATTACCCTAGCAAAAAGCGGTCTACAAAACGGTATAACTAAAGGTAGGTTAAAGCCAATCTCTGAAACCAACAACGCTAACAACAATGACGAAAACGAAGAGGACGAATAGCCTTTAATATATGGCTAAACAACAAAACGGGCTGCCGAAAGGCGGTCTGTTTTTTGAAGCATTTAAACATGCTCTCATGAATAGAAACTTTCCAAGCAATTGGTTATAACTCGGTACAGGGAGAATTTGTGTAAAAGTACGCAGAAGCCTAAGGAGAAATCTATGGTGAGTGGTCTGTACAGTACCCATCCGCATATAACGTCGAATCACTGCGGAATAGCCCGAAAGGGTGCTGGTTGGAAGCCAAGAAAAAAACCAGCTAAAAGGCAACACCGTTGGTACACGGTAAGTGAACACACACTTAATGAAAAAAGTGAAATGACTAAGATTGATTAGTAATCTTTCTTATGTTGATACAGCTATAAGGTTTACGCTGTTTTATATTTAATCCATTAAACCTTAGCACAAGGGGTAATGGTGGTCCATGCTTACACTAAATGTCCTTGTAGAAGTTCGATTCTTCTTGCCCAACCATTAACAATAAAACTTAAAACCGTTATATATGAAAAGACTTATCAAAAGTATTATTCTGCTTCTCATCGGGGCAGTACTTGGCATAATCACACATATCGTAGTAATGTCATCGTGGGGTTACAAAATGCTCACCCCATTAGAAATGGCCAATTTTAACACTCTTCCGTACAAGGTTGAGGTTATTAAAGCATACAACGCGTACTACAACGCGGTAGAAAATCTCCTAGACTCCACAAATCTAGCAGAAGATGATACTGTGTTGGAAACCAACTGTGGTTCAAATTATTTGAATCAAAAATGGCGTATTGACTCTCTTGTCAATCTCGAAAGAGACGAGTTAGCTCCATATAAACCAGTCGGACAAACCATAAACAAATTTGATTAAAACGCTCATAATTTATTTATTTTTCAACACTACGGTTCGTGAGAATAGTAGTGTTTTTGTAGCATTACCTAATCCAGCCATACCACAATGACAGTCCTAAGCCTGTTAAATGGAGAAGGGGTAAAATAAGGGTATATTGAAAGTGTTAATTGAAATATATTACGCGTCAGTATGTTCTTATTGCTCAACCTAAATGAGCGACTCACTCTAAATGTATGTGGAACAAATAGAGTAAAAGATGCGGTTGATAACCAAATCCGAGTTGATATATTAATCAAAGCCTTATCAGCAAAACTATACAACGTTAGTGCACAAACTTTGTATATCGTAAGTTTATCCCACATAAGTAGATTAATCGGGATTTAGCACGATTTCTCCCTTAGCTCAACCTAGTTAGAGCATCATAGATATTATGAAGATTCTGGTGCAAATCCAGAAGGGAGAGCTCTTTTTCTAAGCATAATTGAAAAGAATTACGTTTCAATAAGTAATCTGCGAAGACGAAAGAAATGGAATCCATATGAAATTTCGCTGAGTAATCTGCAAAGATGAAAGGATTACGGAATTTGGAAAGCGTAAATCTGTGAAGACAAGCGCTTTTGTTTTTTACGTTTATCTTAATCTAGCCAGTCCCAATGTCGGTCCTAAGCCCGAAATGCGTTCATTACGTATAATAGAGAAGGGGGTAAACGCACACCAAAAATGACGTAATTAACCAAGGTGTGTCTCTCGGTCCAAACGTAAGAGAGAGTAATCCGCTCATAGTGGGAATATGAGCGAAAAAATACAATTAAGTAAGTAGTTGTAGAAAGAATTAAAATAAGTGCTTACTCACAAAACCGAAAACATGTGTTTGGGTTTATCGTTGCGCGCAAAAAAGCGGATTTCAGAACACATAATCGTCAAAAAACTTAATAACTTTCCAAGTCATTGAGGACACCAGTTTCTTACATTCAGTAAGTTTTAGGTGTAAAATGCATGTTGTCAGCCCCTGTGTGAATAATAGTAGCACTTATAGGAACTGTCTGGAGTGCCCACGAAAGTGGGAATTTAATCATAGCTTAATTAAATCCTGCTATGGGGTAAATAATATGGCAATCAAATGTTTTAAAGAAACAGATGGTAGTAAATGTTACGTAGAAAGTAAGTTTATCGAAGTTGTAAGAGAGGAAGGTGACAACGAAGTTTCAATAGAAACTAAGAGTTGTACTATCTACACAAAACAGAGTATTGAGTCAATCGTCAAATGGTGGAAGAAAAATGAAAATTAAAAAGTAGAATCTTTATATACTATGATTACGTAGTATTTATAGAAGAATCCACCATTGGGTATACCATACTCCATATGATAAATAAGGAGAAGGTGTACATAAGAGAACCATACAAAAAAGTAAAACAAAGATTTAAAGACCCTCACTCTTATGAATAAAAGCAACAAGAATCAAGTGCTCACAAAAACAATGCTACCAAAGTTACGCAAGACCGTTCGCATCGAAGGTGAAAAGAAACGCAAATCTTTCGCTAAACATAGGCGCAAATCCTATATCTACGATGCTGAAAAAGACAAATATGTCAAAGTTTGGCGTAATCCTCCTAAGAAAGGTATGACCAAGAAAGAGCTCAAAGAGTTCTATGGTCACAACTTCAAAGTAACCTTTACTCCTGTTCGAGAAATCGAACTGAAAAAATTCAACATCACCTTATACTTTAATCGTAGTAATCAATTTGTTGATTTTACGGGAGTTGAAGACAGGGACGATATGCGAATTGTTTCAGCTCAATTTGGACAACCAGTAGGAAAAGTATTACAATTCTTCAAAGACATCTAGTATGAGATTTCAAAATCAACTTCACCAACCTAGGAAAAAGACTAAAACAGTCGATAAACTAGGTAATCAGAGAAGACGTATGTGGTTCAAGTGTGGTAATTCAACCATGCTATTTACCGAATGTACACCAGAAACAGCCAAATGCTTAAATAGATCATTAAAAGAGCTATTACAAGTATACGGCTGTAAGTTGGAAGGAACGTTTATTGTGACCAAATGAACAATAGAGTAACGCTTCTCCAAGCTAAACGATTACGTAGGCTTGGATACAATCAACCATGTTCAACGTACCATTGTGCGTCTGGTAATCAAATCAGGGTAGATAAACCTATGAATTGGAATGCCGAAAAGCGCCAGTTTTGGTACGATAACTCAAATGAGCACCAATGTACTTCTATTCCTAAATGTGATGATGTTATTGATTGGCTAAGAAAAAATCATAATATTTTTGTAGACACTACGTCAGTTTTTTATATGACGCCAACTGGACTTCCAATGTTTTTTGTTGGCGCATATGTATGCGAAGGTGAAGCACCTTATGTACTAATTAGAACCAAACGTTTAAAATACAAAGATATTTTCGCCGCCAAACGTGACATTATCGCTAAGTGTTTAACTTACATAGAATCATTATCAAAATGACAAAAGAAATCAGCCCAAAGTGGCTCATTATAGCATTTATTACGATGCTATTATTATTGTTTACCAAAAATGTATTTGGCCAAACAAAAACAACTGTAAAACCAGACACTGTGTTGTGTAAGACTGAATGTATTATAAAGTATGTTCAAACTGAAACAAAATCTGGTAAGGTGAAAACCTACGCTGTTTACAAAGATGCAAAAAACGGAGTTGAGGAACTTATTCCAGTATCGCAATCCGTTTTGGATTATGTAAAACTATGCGACCAGAATAGCTTGAAACCTACACTAGGCATTAAAGTTAAAAATGGTCAAATAGTATCTCTCATTAGGTACAAACCTAGACTCATAAAGAAATGAAGGCAGGAGATATTGTACGAAGGGTAACACACAGTGGTACGCTGGTTGGCGCTTATTATCTGGTTCACAAAGCCAAAGGTAATGAGTTGCTAGCCAGCTCACCAGCTGGTAATAAACCAGTAGTGTTAGACAAAAACGAATTTGTAAAAATCCCAACATTTCACGTTGAAATAAAAATAGAATTACTTCAACGGATATTAAATGGTCTGAAAGTGATAGAACACGAACCGACTAAACTATGGGATAAACTACCACCAACAAATGAAATTAAAGTACTTCATTTATATAATAGAACACTAAACCGTTCGTTATATTTTGAATTTGGAAATATATCCAAAATAGTACGTACAACAATTGTTTGTGAAAATAGTTTTGGTCAAATGAAACAAATATTACCACTAATTAAAGTTGAATTAAAAAATAGGATTTGGTTATGATTACATTCGAACAGTTTTTACAAAGATTTTGCAAAAGAGCTGGTATCCAGCAACCCATCTTAGAAGAAGAACTAACAGCTTATATAAGAAGAGAGTTCTTTGTTCTGTGTAATAGAGGTGTCATAAATAGTACGTATTTGAAAAGATACAAATCTTATTTTGAACGCGTTGGTGTAATTTACAACAAAACTAACCGTTCAGTAAAAGATTTATGTATATTTGCTGAAGGCGAAGTTTTAAGTATAATTGGAGAAAACGCACTAGTATATTGTATAAATAGCTCTATAATTATTAAAGATAATGCAAGAGCTATATGTAAAAATAGCAAAGTGAGTGGTTGGGATAATGCAAAATTAAATGCGATTCAGTGCTATGATATAACTCTACTTGACAACGCAGAAGCTGTCATTGAAAATTGTAGTAATGTAAAGGCAAGAAATAATGTAAAAATACATATTGTACGGGGTATAGTATCTGTATCAGATTATGTAACAGTTGAAGCAACGGATACATGTTATGTTAAAGCAAGAAACTATGCTAAAATAACAGCAAAAAACAATATATATATTGAAGCGACCGACGACGTAGAGATTAAAGCTGATTTATCATGTTCAATTAACCACATATGAAAACTCCAAAACCAGGCCAATTTGTAAATATTAACGGCGTCATTGTACGCGCCGTAAAACAGACAAATGGGTGTAAGGGTTGTATGTTCGATAATCTATTTTCTTGTCCAAAGATGATAGATAGTCGAAATTCAAACTCAAGTATAGAGTGTATAGAATCAAGAGTAATATTTAAAAAAATATGAAAAATTGCAAAAAGTTTATACTTGGGAATATGTTCTTATTAGGAGCATTTATCCCATTTGTTGAAATTATAACAAATCCTATGCTATATACTGGATTTAGTACTATAGCGCTGTCATTAATCATAATATTATTAGTAATGATAATGTTGGTTAGCTGTGCGACAGTATATGTAGGATGGTATGAGATGATTAAAAAGTAATAATCCAAGGGGGTGGAATCAATCCACCCCCATAAAATGTTTAATGCAGCCTTAGACGGTTACAAGCCCGTTTAAATGCAGAGTATGACATAATTTACTTATCTCATTTTATATTTCTCATTGTATTTTATAACTATTGGACTGTTTCACGCATTAGCGAATGCGGTATAATACAGCGCTTGTGAAAGTACTGTATTCTATGCCTCCATGTTGGAATTGATAGACAAGTCAGACTTAAAATCTGATGAACAGAAATGTTCGTATGGGTTTGAATCCCATTGGAGGTACTTTGTTTTAATTATTTAAATATGAAAAAGTACATTAAACCGTTGTGTAAAACACACAACATGTGCATAGAATCAAATTTATGCATCTTTAGCGCTACAAAAGAAGGCGAAGTTTGGAATAATGGCAACGTCACAGGAGGAGATTGTGAAACTCCAACGATAGACGATTTAGACCATAATGACGAACCTACTTGTACGCATTAACGGTTTTTCCAAGTTTCCGTAAAACTGGGTATTAAATATTTAATAAATTCAAAATTATCAAAATTATGAAACATTTATTAAAAACAGTAATGGTATGTGTCATAGCCATCTGCTGTGTAGCAGGAACAATGTCCTGCATTTCTTGTTCTAAAGACAAACAAGAAAAACAACAAGAATTTCACAAACTGTACCAGAAAGAAGCAAATCCAAGCTTTGCTTCTTTAGAAGAGGTTTTATTGTATCAAGAAAAGGTACAACAACAGTTTATTGAAGATTCTGCATTTAGGCAAATGACACCACAGACATTAGAAAAAGTTGTCACAGTACTAAAAAACACCAATGTAGTATTAAATAAGCAAAATATCGCAGAACAATACTTACAAAGTAAAAAAATATTTGATAACCTCACACCGCCTATACCGAAAGATGAAGAGGTTTCTGACAGCGTAATAAACGTAGAATTAATAACAAAAGCAAAAACAGAAACTTCAGATGATTAAGGCAGTAGTAATAATGTACCATGGTGAAGAACTAACGGTACAACAAATATCTCAATTGGGAACAATTATTAGATCTGTAACAAAAGATTCAGCGGAAATCGCGAATGGATTGATTCCTATACCAGGACATGATGTAGAAAGCGATGCTAGATACATTATGTATAGTTTAGGATACACTAAACTAAAATCTTTGGCAACAATTGTCATAAATTTAGAAGAAGCGATGGGTAAAAACGATGATAAATTTAAGACTAGTCTTAAATTTGTCTATAATGAACTCAAAGATAAAACACCAATGCAATTAGCATTATGGTGTAAAGTAAGAAATTTACCACAACCACTGTTTGAATTGATCGTCGCATATTGTAAAAGAAGATTATAATGTGTAGTAAAAAGTATGATGACCAACATAAGGTTGTCAGAAATGGAAAGCAAGAACGCGCAAAACACGTGAACGCCATCCCGTATAAGCGCGAAAAATATAAATATGATGGCGATAATAACGATTTTTAAAACTATTATCAAAATGGCAAAAGAACAAAAGAAAGTAGAAAACAGTGTTGCTTTGAGCGTGGACAATGTTACAGATAATATCCGCAAGGATAATACCATACAACAGAAAAACACTGACATTGCTATTGAAAAAATAGCTAAGTTGGAAGACGAAAAGCAACAGAAAGAATCTATGGAAGCAATATTGCGCGCCAGGTACAATCTGAAAAAGACGCTGTTGCAGCTTCGTGCTCGTCGCGGCGAAGAAAAAGCAACAAAAGAGGCTCTTGTAAGAAACTCCGACCTTCTCAACAGGCTTATTGGTCGTGATGAAAGCGGTAAGGAAATTCCTGCTAACCAAGTTATTACTCCCAACGAGTATGCCAAATTGCTTGATGAATCTGCGGCAAAGACCAAAGAGGATATCAAGAAGGTCAACGAAGAGCTGGAAAAGTATATACGCGAATTGCGTAACTCATTTGAGGGTCAATATTGTTATTGGTGGTAACACCTAACAGTGTACAAAATCAGTATTCACAATCGAGAGTCTTAGAACCAGTGATTGAAAGAGGAGGAAGGGACTTAGTTTAACGAATAACGGTGTCGTTGGTATAGAACACCTCTTTTGATGAATTAACATCAACTACAAGAGCCTTTGAGCCAGTAGGAATACGAACTTCTGAAAATACGGAAGTAAAACTATATTAGTATCAAAAATACGTCACATTTGAGCCAGAGAGCCGAACCATGTTCGTGTGATATATCAAGAGATGCGCATGTCGTAACGAGAACCTAGAGTCAGCTTACATAAACATGTCTTATTTGCCTATTTAATTGCGTTTTAAGACACTATTTAGTATTAAGTGGATTAGCTACCCAGGAGATATGAGATAGGCCCTTAGAACGCAAAAGAAATAGGTTTTCACTTATGTGTAAAGAAGGCCAATTTACACACCATTACACCTGTAGTTTAATAGCTAAAACAAGGGCCCAAGCCCTAAATTGTAGGTTCGAACCCTACCAGGTGTACTAAAAACATAATCAGTATGGAAACAAATGGCTATAAAGGGATGCTTCGAGACAGGCTTCCAAAAACAGTAGATATTGCTCTAAAGTGGTGTAAAGCCAAAGAGCGGTGGATAAATCATACTTATGACAACTTTATTGGTATTTTCTCAGAAAATAAAGAAAAAGATAATGCAACAAAAGTTATATTAGGTATTAGTACAAGATATAAAAGTTTTGATTTCCATAAAACAATTATGTGGGATAACATGACTGACCTAGAAATATCATATTGGAAAAATGTGGAATCGTGGGTTAACTGGTTTAGAACAAACTATATTTATATACAAAATGAAGTGAATAATTCATTAATTTTGGGTGTAGAAATAAATGTAATAAAACAGAAAATAAAGAAAAACTTTTTATCTAAACTAAATGAAGAATGGCAAGATAAGCTCTGTAACTATTTAATCAGTACATTATGAGTAAAAACAAACCGTTAAAATGGAAAATAAAACCATATCGCACTTCAATAAAAGGAGAACTAAACAACAAGTGGTGGGGACTTAACGCAGGACAGTTTACTGAATTTACATTCAGAGGACGTTGTGGAGTACCTAGTCTTAAAATAAACTTATGTTTGGAAAAACCTCATGGTTGGTGTACGCCAAACGAGTTACTAAACAATCAAACTCAACTATGTATTGATTGGATGTTTCACAATATATTCCTAAAAATAGAATCACTTAACTACAATAGTTTAGGTGTTCTGTTGCGAATATTCACAGGTATGCTTATGAAATGTGATGTAGATATAACATTTTTACAACACTTACATGGAGCAATTGCTAGTGCATTGTGGAAATTATATTGGGATAATAGGGTAAAAGACTTACCATTCTAGGGTATAAGTTGTTTAGTTAATTTATACTCACTAAAGCGGTAACCGTATCCGTAATACCAGTGACAGGTTTATAAACGGTTTTAATTATGAAAAATCCAAGAATCACAGAATCAGAGATTTTACTAATCAGAGAAGCTCAACAAGGTAGCCAACTTGCTTTTAGTAAGTTGTTTGAGAAATATAAAGGCTTTGTAGAAAGCATTTTATTTTCTTACATTAAGGATATGGATGAAGCAAAAGATATTGCCAATATCGTATTTCTTAAAGTCTACCACAAACTCTCTAAATTCACAGACCATTCTTCATTTGGAGGATGGCTGCGAATATTAACAAACCGTACAGCAATAGATTATTTACGTAGTATCCGATTGAAACAACGTGCTGAAGTTGAAACAGACCGACTAACTGCATCAACACAAATCTCTTCAAACGAAGACGAACTAGTCAATCGTCTAGTATATGAAAAGATTCTAGAGGAATTTGAAAAATTTCCAACGCACATGAAACGAATATTGGAATTATACTATGTAGAAAATTTAACAGTTGTACAAATTAGTGAAGCTCTGCGTGTTCCTACTGGAACTATTAAGTCGATTTTATCAAGAACTCGCAAGCAAATACAAAGTTCAATTAATAAATTTTAAAATGACTTTATTTTTGTTTATCCTTGGGTTAGTTGCAATCTTTTGTATCGGAAGATATAATGAAAGCAACAGACTGTTTTGGACTCTTCTTGTTGCATATGTAAGTGGTTTTACAGCTGCTCGCATTATAACAGAGTCTTTTGGGGATAACAAGGACAAAGTATGCAAAATTAGTGTTAAGTCCACACAGTTATCGAATGGATTGTCGAAACCATTGTTTTCAGTGACAGACAACTCAAACGATGCCCTTGAAATAATTCAAAACGCTGTGAGTAAGATAAATAACACTAGTATGCTAGCATACAATATAGAGTCCTTGCCCGAAGTGTTAAATAATTCACGACTACTAAAACCACCTAACAAAATAGGTATAAAATCTACCATAAGGTGGCCATGTGAAATAAAATATCATGATACATCATGACAATATTCATATAGTAGAAGTAATAGTATTAATAATTAAAATAGTATTTAACAATTTAAATCATTATCAAAATGAGTAAGAAACAAAAGAAGGCTAATAGCCAGAAAGTAGAGAACAAGGTAGAAAAGAAGGTAGAAATGAAAATTGTACCTCCTGCACCTGAGGTTGAAAACAGTGTAGAAGAGACTGAAGTAGAAGAGGTTAAATCTGTTGTCAATGTTGTTGACATAGGTAAACTGAAAGAAACCCTTAACCCACAATCATCAGGCCTCAGTCCTGACTCACAGGTTAAATTGCTAGAAATGATGGATAGAACATTCCGTCAAGATAAGACAGCAGCAACTCGTTATCATATGAGCCAAGAGGCCATAGACATAATTAACGAAGTAAATGCTATTGGTCAGGTTGCAGTTCTTATGAACGAGATTGTCAATGGTACTAGCAACTTTGCTGTACGTATGCGCGTAGGTACGCTCGACAACATTAAGAAGATTGCTCCAATGGTCGGCATAGAGATTGTTGAAAATGCTCTACCTGCTCCAGTAAAAGGAGTTGTAGAAGTACAATCTAGTGCGTTAAAAGTTCTAGAAGAGTCGAAAAAGGCTTTGAAGAAAGAACAAAAAGCATTGGAAAGCAAAGTACTTGAACCACAAGATGTAACTACTAAAGAAGAATTAGTTACAGCTTTGTTGCAATTCTTGGCAAAACGAAATGATATTCATGTTAATCTGCAACAGTCGATTAGCTTCATGCGTGAATATTTGCGTCTGAATGCAAAAACAGATGAAGAAGTAGAAAACGTACGTAAGATGTCTCGCATTGACGTCCTCAATAAGATTATTGAGACGGTGGAGGAGGCACCAATTGTAATGAATGGTTTGGGCAACTTTCTATACATGTCTACGTCTACTTCAAAATCGCCTATTTCGGCATTCTGTCATTTTAGGAACACCACTCTTATTAAAGAAACAGGAGAGCCAACGATGGATGATGCAGAGGTGGCAGATATGGTCAAGACTCTTGTAACTTGGTCATGTAATATCAAGAAGCGTAATGCGCAAAAAGAAATTGCAGAAATCGAAAAGAACATTGAAGTTCTTTCGAAAGACAAAAAGAAGAACGAGAAAGCGATTACCGAACAGAACGCAAAGATTGAAACGCAGAAAAACAACATCAAGCACTTTGATGAAGTTATCGAGTATGTAAACAATCCAAGCGAAACGTTTGTAATAGAACTAATTCCGAATTACGAAAAGAAAGAAGTAATTTACGTGAAAACCTTCAACGTAATAGTAAGCAGCTATATCCACGATGTAGATTTGAAGAAGGTCAAATTAGACTCACTGAAAAAGAACGTCGAGATGCGAGCTGGAGTAATTACAAACTTGTTCAGAAATCCATTGTCTCAGATGATCAACTACAACGAAAGTCTTATTACAGACATCGAAATGATAGATGAAGAGTCTGAAAAAAACTAAGTGAGACTAATAATGAATTAAGGCAATCATTAATTAGTCGTATAAGAAACTTATGGAGAAAACTTAAAAGTGTTATCAAAATATGAAACGCCTTACAACAACGATTTGTAGCATAGCATTTGCCATATTTGGTATATGTATAGCAATGAACAAATCGAGCACAACTGTTGCACAAAACACAGTTGTTGCACATCCGATAACCAATTTACAATTGGCAGATGTACAATTACCGAAAGACTTAGCGATGAGTCTTTATAACAAAAAGCTGGAATCTAAACAAGCTACAGTTCAAGAAGCTCCAGAAGTAGAAATCGTAGCATCGAAACGCGTTAAGGAGCGCGTTAGAGTAGTACACAAGACTTTGTATGTTCCTGTGCTCTATATAGCAACTCCTAAAAAAGAAAATTCTAACTATAAATATGATGTACAGCATATAGATAGTATAGGAATAGATGATAACAACAATTGAAGTCTCATTAGCTGAAAGTTGATTGTTATATCAATTTATAGACTTGGTCCGAGAATATGTTAACCTTCTCAAAAGGCGAGATGCTCAGAAAAGTGTGAGCTGTCAAAGGGTAGGACGGAAGACAAGATTGGCGTGAAAAACCAACTTGTATAGGGGAGAGTGATGCATCAAAACCCCTACACGTGTATAAACCAGTTGCAGTCCTTTATGCTGAACTAGGATAATCTTATCGTGGTATACACGTAAGGAACAACACGTAAATCGCGGTCTTGAAAAATAGGTAGCCGTGTAAAACTTGATGTCGTATCGTAAACAATGCTTTTTGATACAAATTGCATCGTAACGTAACACGAGTTGAATTATTAATATGTGAAAATCTATAAGTGAAGGATGCTCTTATGGATTGAGGAACTATTGCCGCGAACGCAATATTAATAACAGTATCATTTGTCGAGCCTAGTGTTCATGAGGTCCAAACTCATTATGAAGGGGTGAAGAAATATGTGGAGTAAAACAATATCGTGAGGATAATACTCACGGGATGTACCGTAACTATGTCGCCTATGTAAACCCTCTCTGTTAGATTCAGAGCAACTCAGTTGAATGGGTGCCAGTGACGGGGTAAAACGGCTGATTTATGATGAAGCATGACCGCCAGGCTTTTGTTGTTTATGCGGGATATAAAAGTAAAACAACCAGGAGAGTGGGGCAGACTCTTAATGCGAAGTAGGGCTAATAAGCTTGAAGGCTACGCGAAACGAGTGCGCGGACAAACACTGATTTAATATGAGCATACCTAGCTAGACAAGGTGAAGATAAAGTTGCTTATACTAGATAGATAGAACTAAAAAGCTACTATCAATTACGATGACAACGTTACAGTCAAAAAATGTACGCTTGCATACAATCAAGCCGAACCAAATTGGGTTTGTCGGTTCCAATACCATATTGCCAATGGTAGTGAAGACCCATTAACCTTTGATGTAATAAATAATCAAGGAGTATCACTATTATAATAACATCATTATATCTCTATTGGAGTAATTAAACCAGTATGTATAATGTGCATTATGATATATACAAACAAACCAGAGATGAAATAAAAACATCATAAATGTGAGTAAAATAACATGTTTAACAAAAATAGGTGTCCCCCGATAGGTGCCCCTTTCGTTGTAAGAAAGAGCTGAGTCGGAAGCCTGAGTGCCAACCGTGACTTTGAAAAAATTATACAGAATATCTAGATTAGGTCATACACCGCAAATGTATTGAAACGTCGAGGGTATAGAGTAATTATCCATTAATTGATGGGCAGCAACATGAACCGAAGTACGTCCTTGCAATAAGGATAGGGAGTTAGTGACTCATTAGTGTACACTGTCTCTGTACATTAAAAGGGAATGTTGTGGGTGACAAGAAGCGTGGGTAGGGTTGAAATCCCAAGTATTCGTGCACTTCTCAATGAAAAGCGAGATAAAATAAATTAATGAGGAAGCAAAATCCAAGACCAGAAACAGCCGTAGCATCTGAGATACCCCCTGAAGGCTAGATGGTCCGATAATGAAACGTGAACACGCGTAAATGTGTAAACGGTATGACTAATTGTCCTAACCGCAACACCAGAAAAAGGACAGAGGATGTTATCCTAAATAGTATCGTAAGACTATACAAATAACAAAAGCACTACGGGTTAGTGTGGAGAGAATTTTTAGTTAAGTAAATAATCATTTTTAAAACAATTTTCGTGGGTCAAACTTATAAACAGGGTGTAATGCATTCTGTATGAGTTTTTATTTAAGAATTTAAATTACAAAATACACGCACTTGAATGTGCATTTTCGGCATTTAAAGTTTAAAGTAAACAAATTAGGCTAAGTTAATCCTACCATTGGATTCCCTTGTATTTGACTTCCATACTATTTATAGATAGGATATATAATACATGTTTGTTGAAATAGTAAACGACCTCTCATTAGAACGGTTAAACCGAATCTTATTTAAACCAAGCAGCGGTGCGTCGAGCCACCGAGCCTGCACCAATTTTTAATTCTCACTAACGTTTACGTTAGTTAATCAATAACAATTTCAAAAAGGTAAACAAAAATGGAAAAAATTAATGTTAATGTACTTGCAGATAATCGCAAGCCCCTATCTACTGTTGGAGGAATGTTCGGATGTCAATATTTTAAAGCAGAACTACGTAAACATGACATAGATTTTGCAAAAAGAGAACATCAGGTTAAGCAAAATGGAAACATTGAGCTAATCACCAATCGCTCACTGCACCGTTATCGTATGACAGATTTCGATGTAGTAAGCATCAACTTCATAACTAATCCAGACCAAAGTAATTCTGTTGTATTCAACATGGGACTCGATAGTGAAGTAACTCTTCCTGTAGATCCTCGAATGACACAGATTGGAGAGGTTAATGAAAACGCACTAAAAGACGCTTTCCGTGAAGAAGGAAAAGACGTCATTTTCGCTGATTCTGAGAAATTGGCAAACCTGCTGAATCGAATGAATCAGTCAGAAATCAATCGCGCAGAAAGCTTGATTAAAGAACTGGAAAATGCAATTAAGCAACTGCGTCGAGCAATGGATGAAAATCAAAAGAAAGCAGACAATTATATTTCACAGATTGTTCGTTCAACTCCAGCACCAACAATAAACGAAACTGAAGTTAACATCAACATCTCAACTGCACAAGAGTAAAACTAATGGAAAGGCTTATTTCAGATACGAGTAAGCTGTTAATCCAAGTTTTAATGACTGATCCCAAAGTTTCTGAGAAAATCCTTGAAAATGCAAATGACAAGGATAAGTACAAGAATTGTTCTATTTTAGATAGCGGTACCATCATTCTAGGTAAAACAAGTTATCTTTGGTGGAATCAGTTAATAGGCTGTCAGGATAAAATCCCATTTGACAGTTTTGCTCTTAAAGTATGGGACGCACTAGTAGATATGTCTAGTGGTCTCAACAATAAAGCTATTCTTAACGGATTATCGTTAGAAATAGTTAAGAAATCTATTCGTAGTAAAGACTACGATTGGGTGGTTCGACGTTTATTTGATTGTTGGTCACATGTAGCTCAAAAAAGTGCTGGTTATCAGAAAATAGAGACCTCTGCGGAGGGTAAAGGCCTGGAGCCCCATCTATTGGACGAATCTATCTTTGGTGGGCCACGTGAGATTAATATCAGCATAAACGGAATACAAAAAACAATACCTTTTATAGACAGTATAGGAGATAAATTCAATCTTGAGTTAGAAACTGGAATAATAGGCGTAAAAAAGTTAGATTGACACCAACTGCGGTCGGGGGAGAAAGTGAATTGCACCGAAGGTTAAGCTCATCCCAGTCATTAACGATTTTATGTTGAACTTCTTATTTCAACCAAAAATGAATAAATTCTATATATAACATTAAGATTTCCATTCTCTGCGGAGAAAGGGGGGGATTACTCCTGCGGAAAGTGCCTCCCCGCGGAACATCTTTTTGTATTAGGTGCGAATCCTAATGAAGGACTAGGTAAAGCGGTTTTCAAATTCATGTATTATTTTAAGTTTAACATCAAAATTTTTTAAATCATGAATAAGACCATCAATTTGAACTCAGCAAATATTATTAATATTCGTAAGGAACTTGACCTTAACATCAACAAGTATTGGAAAATTATCCGTTCGGAGAATGTAATTTCAAAGAAAGCAAAGTCTCAAGGACTAGGATCTGGATATGACCTAAAGGCTTTGTATAATGAAATAACACAGATGGCTGAAAAGCGTATCATTATTAAAGGAATACTAAACTACCTAAATAGTGGTATTAAAACATTCAACTACGAAGAATTTAAGAAAACAAATAATTATAGCATTTTTGCAGCAGGAGAAGCAAAAGAAGCAATCGCACAATTGAAGATGATTTCTACAATTAATCCTGCAGAAAAGGCTAAAAAGGGGAAAACTGGACTATCTAAGACTGAAACATTTACATCAGCTAAGATTGCTCAGTTAATAAAAGACCAACAGATGTTGGCAAATAAGTATGACGCAAAACTAAAAGAGTTTAATGACAATACGTCGATTGAACTTGCTGAAGATTACATCGCAAATAAGTTTAAAACTGATGTAATTGTATAAAATTGCGAAAAACTTATGGTTTTCGGGCCAGCTTTTGCGACAGTTCGACTCTGTCTAAGTTTACAACGCGTTTAAGGCCATTTTAAGCGCTTCTGTGACGCTCAAATTTATTTTTGGACTAATCTATTGATTTGTTGATTTGAGTGTCTTAAAACGAAAATAAACACTTTAACACATTATCAAAATGAAAAACGTAACGCAACCAAAAGGGTATAGTTTGCTCGTTAACTATACAAACATTAAGAAAAAACGAGAAAAGTTTCTTAAAAACCATTTTAGCGGACTTAGAAATGCTAAAAGAAAAACTCCTTGGTACATGTTGACTAGTGGTAAACAATTCAACTATGAAGAGCGAAAGGAGACGTGGGGTACAATATTGGACTATTTTAGAGTAGATTCAGAGATGAAAGAACTTGAGAAAAAGAACAGTATTCCACGGGGGGTAAGGGGGGAGTGTAAACTAGAGCTTTATACTAAACACAAGCTAAACAAATGGATTAAACGTAATCCTAAGCCGTGTGATGATAGAGACCTATTTGCAGACCAGTACTTACCAGAATGGGAAAATCGTAAAAAAGAAGCTATTCAACGTATAGAAAAACAAGTAAAAGCAATATATACATTTAATCCTATACGTTTTAGAATATACTCAGATATAAAGAAAGGTTCTGAATATTCACATTTTATTGCTGATATTAAAATAAAAGAATTAGCAAACAAAAGTATAAACCACATGGATACTAATGACAAAGTAATATTAAAAATCAAGGCTATTATAGACAAACATCGTACAAATGATTTTGTTTCAGCATTGGTTTATGATAAAATAAACAATTGTGGAAGAATAATCTTATAAACAACAAAGATGGGTAAATATACACTGATAACGGTCTACATCAGCCTTAAAGTGCACGCGAAAACAAAAGTAGTGATATGTAACAATTCTTTAAGTAAACTTATTATAAACTTATAGATACATAAAGCGAATTGACCATCGGATTAACTAGCGTGTGAAGCAAGTATAAGTTCCGTAATAAGTACGGTAATCAAGCTCTATATACTGTTTTGCTAGATGCTTATGAAAGTATATTTGTTGTTTGGCTCTTCGACGGGAGAGCATTTGGAGAAGTGGCAGAGTGGATAAACGCAACGGTCTTGAAAACCGTCAGTCAGTAACATGGCTCGTAGGTTCGAATCCTACCTTCTCCGCGCTGAGGGAGTATTCCCAAAGTATCATTTTAATTTAAATTAATAAAAATGAAAAAAATCAATTTTGTAAAAGCGTTTGTCATAGGTATAGTTACCTTTGTGGCAGTAAGTCTTGCTAGTATGGCAATGTACAATTATGGAACTATTGTTGAAAAAGATAGTCCAGAAGTTGAAAAAGTCATAATGGAAGTAGACAGTCTTCCTGCGACAAACGCAAGAGTCTCTGGCCTTCTTGAGGTAAAAGACTCTACTGGTAGTTACAAACCAGTACAAATGCTCTATTATGAGACGGATGAAGCTAAACGCGTAATCCAGTTGAATTTAGAGAAAAAGTGGTGGAAATACCACATCGTAGACTATGTTGTAAAATAATAGTCTTAACATAACAATTTGAGCGTGGGAGCGCACACCACCTGAGGGGTATAGGAGCTGTAATAAATCATTTACAGACCACCTTGGTAGTTTACAAGCGATAAGAACTGGATTGTTATAATTAATAGAAGGTAGCAACGGAGCTATGTGGTTCGAATCCGCAATCTTCTGCATAATTTAGACTCTTTGAAGCAATGATTATACGAAACAAAACAGTCGTTACTTACGACATAGAAGTTTTCCCTAACGTATTTCATTGTACGTGTAAAGACACAGAAACAGGTCAGCTATACTTTTTTGAGTTAAGTAATAGAAAGAATCAACTAAGAGAATTAGTTGATTTTTTTCATATTAATACTTATCTATTTTGTGGATATAACAACAAACACTTTGATGATGTAGTAATTAACTATATTATCGATATGATTAATGTAATAAAAACAAAATCTAGATTAAGAGTAGCAGAATCTATTTTCAATCTTTCACAAACAATAATTACATCTGAGGAAGACATCAGTCCCTTTAAGAAGTGGAAGTATATGTATAATTTTGCTTCCATGGATTTACTTACAATGCTATTTAGTTCAAAACTACGTATGGGCTTAAAAGAAATGCAAGTAACTATGCATTATCCAAACGTAAAAGAGTATGCTGGAAATTTTGATGATAATCTAGCAGACTCAGAAATCGACGAAATGATAGCATATAACATCAATGATGTTGATTCTACTACGGAATTATTAAACAGATTAAAATCTGACATAGAACTTCGTGAATATATACGACAAGAATATGGTATAGATGCTCTGTCTATGGATGGAGTTAAAATTGGAGAAACACTACTATTAAAGAAGTATTGTGAAGCTACAAATTTAGACCAATCGTATGTAAAAACATTACGAAGTCCTATGGATTATATCGAATTAAAAGATGTAATATTACCTATAGTACAATTTAAAAATCCGATTTTAAAAGACGTTCTTAGTGAGATGAAAGCCCAAATCGTCTATACTAAAGAACGCAAAGGCTATGAGAAGAAGTTTGTTCTCTCAAATGTGTGCTATTCTATTGGAGTTGGAGGAATACATTCCATCCACACTCCTAGAATCTTCACTCCTAATGCAGATGAATACATTGGACACAGCGATGTAGCATCAATGTATCCATCGTTCATTATACAATATGGATGGATACCACAGCATTTAGGTAAAGATTTTTGGCAGGTGTATAGCGGAATTTATAAAGAACGCATAGAAGCCAAACATATCAAACAGAAGTTGAAAGATAAAGTATTAAAGCTTTCTTTAAACGCTGTTACGGGAAAGATGCAACAAGAGACAAGTTGGATGTACGACCCACTATCAGTATTTAAAATACGCATTAACGGACAGCTAGTCTTATTAATGTTAGTGGAGCGTCTATTGGAGTTAGATTGTAAGATTGTACAAGTTAACACCGATGGAGTAGTGTATATTGCGAAAAAAGACAAAGCCAGTGCAATTGGGCAGAGTATTAGAGAAATAGAGCAATTAACACGCTTGTCATTTGAAACAGATAGATATGAAGCGTTTTATCAATACGCAATCAATGATTATTTCGGGATTATTGATGGATTCTCTCAATCTAGAGATGAAAAATTGATAGAGAAAAAAGGAATGTTTATCACTAACACCAACCTTGGAAAAGGGTTAGCTCCAACCGTAATACCTAAGGCCGTGATAAACTATTTTGTAAACAAAGAACCAGTGTCAGAATTTATTAAGAAAGATAAAAACATCTGTGACTTTCTCATGGCACAAAAATGCGACAGAAAGTTTAAAGTTGTACATGGGGAAAAGCCTGTACAACGTATTAATAGATTTTACGCATCAACGAATGATTATTCGTTATTTAAAATTTCACCAGAAGGAAAAGAGATTAACATGCTCACAAAATCTGGTGTAACAATCTTGAACCAATTAGACGATAAACCTATTGGTGAAAGACATCTAAACTATCTATATTATATTAGCGAAGCAAAAAAAATTATTCATGCTTTCGAATGTAGGCAGTTAGATTTATTTAATGATTAACTCGTTAACCTTAGAGTATAAGAGAATGATTATTGAAATTAACACAAACCTTCTGGATATTCCAGAAAAAATCAATTTAAATCAATTACTTTTCTTAAGTATGGTATTGGATAAGAATCAAAAAGCCAATAATCAAGACGTCCGCCGAATTGTCAGCCATATCGACGATGACGAAATATCATACTTAATTCAACAAGGACTGCTCACTTCGATAGAGAGAAGTGGGTCAATTACATACAAAGAAACAGATAAGCTATTAAATTATATAAAACCAAGTAAAGCTTATTTTGATTTGTTCTTTGAGATGTACCCAGTTTATGTAGATAGACCTGATGGAACTAAAAGTTACTTACGAACTAATATACATAAATGCAGACATTTTTATAATACTTATGTTGGTAACAGCCAAACTATGGCAGAACATATCAACAAGTGTCTTGAAAAAGAGTTAGCTAAAAAAGCTCAACAAGGCAAATTAGGGTATATGAAAACTATGTGGAGATGGTTAATTGACCATCAGTGGGAAGAAATTGAAGAAGAGATGCGCCACGAAGAAACAACCCAGACACAATCCTATGGAACAGAACTTATCTAAACTCATTAGACCGATGTCTAGTGTAGCACAAGAAGCTATTAATTATATTGAAGGTAGAAGAACTCACGATATAGCTTCATTAAAAACAAGATGGGGAAAGTTCAATAAACAATGTATGGGTGGAATAGAACCAAATACGGTTTATACTATCGCAGGTATATCTGGAAGCGGTAAATCAAGTATTACAAACTTGATGCAAACAGATGTAATTGATTTAAATGAGGATAAAGATATTATAATACTTAATTTCTCATTAGAGATGGTTGGATTTAGGCAAGTTGGAAGGACGTTATCTAATAAACTTAGAAAAACGACTTCGACTTTGTATAGTTCTGAAAAGGACCTAGACGACAAAACTTTCAGTGAAGTCGTTAAAGTTTCCAATCAGCTAAAGAAGTATCCGATATATTTTATAGATGTACCAGTTACTCCAATGCAAGTAGGTGATATAATAAAAGAGTTCTATGAATCGTATGTAAAAGATACGAACAAACACTTTATTATCTTTTATGACCACACTTTATTAACAAAACAAAGTGGTTCAATTATAGAGACAATTAGTGAACTCGAAAGAGTATTTATTCAAGCTAAAAAATACCCCCTCACTTCGGTTATACAAATAGCACAAATGAATAGAAATATAGAATCTCCAGAGAGAATTAATAATTCACTCAATCATTATCCTATGAGAAGTGACATTTCCTCATCAGATGCAGTATTTCAAGCAAGTGATTACGTATTCGTAATCCATAGACCAGAGATATTGAACATACAAGAATACGGTCCAAACGCTTTACCTACTTATAATAAAGTATACATGCATTTGTTAAAAAATAGAGACGCAGGTAAACCATGTATACTAGAATTTGAAAACGACCTAGCGTTCAATAATCTGATAGAGAGTTAATACTGCATCGAGTATTAATATTTTAAAATTAGGCTGACATATATGAAACAATATAACTTTAAATTTACTTCTACCAACAATAATAGTAAAAACTTCAATAAAAAGTCAAATGAACCTACAAACTACTCTAAGATTCTTGATGATATTATACTTAATAATGTAATTAAATCGAACGAATATCTTACACAAACTGTTGCAGAAAAAGCAGTAGATGAGGTTCTAAACAAAAAACAAACAAGCAATATGTTTGATACTTATATTGAGTATTTGCTTAAAATTATGGATCTTGGCAATAATTCTCCATATAAGTTTGGGAAGAAGTATACAACAGTAAATGGTACTAGTATTGTATTCTATCGTGATGAAATTCAGATTGGCACTGACGTTTACACATACGAAGAATTTGAAGAATTTCTACATACAAAACCCATTGAACAACCAAAGAATAAAATTATTATTGATATTTTCGCTCCTGGTAAAAACATTTCAATTAACATTAAGAAATAATATACATGTTAGTATTACCTACAACTAAAATTCCAGCTAAGTCTACAAACCCAAAATATTTAATTATATACGGATTACCTAAATGCGGAAAATCCTCTGCAGTAGCACAACTGGAAAATAATTTGATTATAGACCTAGAAGGCGGAACCACATTTATTGATGCGATGTCAATACAGTGTAGAACCATAAACGAATTAGGCGAAGCGGCACAAGCAATTCGCGCTAAGAATGAAGAAGTAGGAAAAAACTTTTACAAACATATAACCATTGACAATGCTACGCGTTTAGAAGATATTTGTCTATCGTTCGCAGCACAGCTCTACAAAAAAACTGAACTCGGGAAGAACTGGAAAGGAGATGATGTTACAACGTTACCTCGCGGTGCTGGATATAAGTATCTACGAGACGCAGTCAAAAAGGTTATAGACATGTTTAAAGACTTATGTGATGAATTTATTCTCATAGGACATGTCAAAGATAGCATTATCGAGAAAGATGGCGAAGAAGTGACCGCTAAGGAGATAGACCTTGTCGGCAAACTTGGTAAAATTATATGTGGATTATCTGATGCCGTGTGTTATTGTTATCGCAAAGGAAACGAAACACACCTTTCATTTAAAGGAGGTACAGATGAAACTATAATGGAAGCAAGAGCTAAGCATATTGCTGGTAAAGATATAGTAATCGCCACTGGAAACGAAGACGGTTCTATCACTACGTATTGGGATAGAATCTATAAAGATTAAAAACAAATTTAGAACTTATAAGTCAACAATTATGTACAATACGAAAACAGCCGTAACACAAGAGCAAGAATTTACTTCTGCTTATATGCCCGCAGGTATTAACGAAAATGTAACTTTGAAAGAAGTGAACGTACGTAAATCACCAACGGATAAAGATTTTTTAGAGTTTATCTTCGAAGATGCTGACGGAAAAACTGCCAGCATGACAGAATGGAAAAACGAAAAGAACATGTGGATTAAAACCGACGAAGACCTACAGCGTCGTGACGATTTGCAGTTCGGTCGTATTATGCAGGTTATAAACTGCTACTATCCTGCAATTGAAGGTTCTTTTAGTACCTTTAAGGAGATGATTGATTGGGTTAAGAAACAACTAGACCCGATGATTAATACAAAGAAAGCTTTGCGTCTAAAAGTAGTTTACGATAAGCGTAACTATACGCAAGTATCATCTAATGGTATATTTGTAGAACCAATGACGGTCGAAGACTCTAAGATTAAGAAGTTCGCTCGTGACACTTTTGAGCGACAAATTATAGCTGACGAAGAGTCAAAGCAAACGGCAGCAGCTGATAATGACCTGCCTTTCTAAAAATTATCCAGTTAGGGTTCTGTAAAAACCCAAACGACATGAATGTGGAACTACGATTAGTGTGAATTAGTGTATGAATTAGAAGTTTGTTGTATCGTAGTGAGGGGTTCGATTCCCCTCCATGTCACTGACCAAATCAACTTTTATATGAAATTTAAAATTAAAACTATCGATTATGGAAATGGAGAAGTTCGTTATATTATATTGAAGAAAAACTGGTTAGGGTTTTATACCAAACTATATTATCGAATAGATGGATATAATATATTCAGCTGGAACGATGTATGCATGAATAATTTTAGCAAAAAGATATTATATTTAACATATAGTAGATTTGGAGAATGCATCAATATCAAACATAAATTCAGTTATAGTTTATTAAATTATTTTACGAATTTAGAAGCAGCAAAATATTTTATCGATTTAGCAATACAATATGGCAAAAAACGTAAAAAAATAACATATGAAAAATATCCGTAATTTTCAGGTAATAGCTTCGGAAGCCTCTTCATAAAAGGAGAGTATTGGTTCGACTCCAATATTACCACGACATGGTCTCTTACGCTTCTCATTAGAACAGCGCACCCGAAGAGACCTTCGAGAAGGCCATTCTTTTGCATTCTAAGCGCCCAATAACTCTTTTGCTTAAGTTTCTTCATATTCTAATATTAAGTGGCTTAGAACAAAAAAGAATGGCTAATTTGAGTAATAATATAGGAACAAGGAAGGTTCAAATCCTTCATTACTCACACTAACTAAGAACTTATAAGTCAATGTATAGTACAAAAACCGCAATAACCATGAGTTTACGGGATTTGTTGTCTATGTTAGATGACGAAAGCATTTATACTTATTATTTAGGTTCTATAAAGATAAATAAACTAACTAATTCCCCATTGCGTGACGGAGATAAAAATCCATCATTTGCAATATTTAGAGGAAAAGAAGGAGGTTTGTTTTTTAAAGACCATGGAACTGGCGAAGGAGGTAATCCTTTAAAATTCGTTAAGTTAATGGCTAAAATAGATACACGAGAAGAACTAGAAAAAGAACTTCTACGTATTGTCAAAAAGACTAATCCAAATATGGTTGTTAAAAATCATACATATTCTGCAGTAGAACATACAGTAGATATAGGAATAGTCAGACAACCATTTACGGAAGTAGACAAGAGATTTTGGAAGCAATTTCATATATCTCTTGATACTTTACGTAAATACCAAGTTTTTAGCATTAAATACTTTCTTTGTAATAGAATCGTCAAAGGAATTTACAAAGAAGACAATCCTATGTATGCATATAAAGTGTTAGATAAATTTAAGATTTATCGACCACTGGCGTCGAAGTATACTAAATGGCGTTCAAATCTGACAAATTCATATGTTCAAGGATTATCTGAAATACCTATAAATGGAGGTAATCTATTAATAATCACAAAATCATTGAAAGATGTAATGTGTTGTTATGAGATGGGGTTTAATGCAATAGCGGCTTCAAGTGAAACTTCTTTTATACCTGAAAATATATTAGAAGACCTAAAAATTAAGTGGAAACACATACTAATATTATATGATAGAGATAAAACAGGTATGTTGAAGTCTCGTAAATATAGTAAACAGTACGGATTTCCAGCTTTCTTTATAAACAAGCATTTTAAAGCAAAGGATTTATCAGATGCAATAAAGATAAACGGATTTGACCAAATAAACGAATGGTTACACAAAACATTAAAAAAATATGATTGATATAGTTATTTGTCTATTGTTTACGAGTTTAATAGTATTGTATTTTTTATATAAAAAGTATAATATGACTAAAACAATTAATGGAAAACACGTAAACGTTGTAATAGACGAAAGTAAAAACGATTCTTTTATTTATATTGTACATAAATCAGAAAACAGTCTTACAAAACTGTGGTTTGATAAAAATGGAATACAATTTATAAAATATGAATCGAGGAAGAGTTAAAAATGCGACAAAGGTCGATAAGTATGGTCTACATTTTCGTAGTAAACTCGAATGCTATACTTATGAAGCTTTTATAAAAGCAGGAATACCTGTTAAATATGAGCCAAAGCATTTTGAACTGTTGCCTAAGTTTGAATACATTGGTGAAAAAATTCGAGCTATTACATATCTGCCAGATTTTATCGGGAAAGGATTTGTAGTAGAATGTAAAGGATTAATTGGGGACAGTTTTCCTTTACGTTATAAACTTTTTAAGTACTACTTGAAGAGACACAACAGTAAGATGAAGTGTTATTTAGTGAGAAATCACAAACAAGTAGACGAAATGATTCAAGAATTATTAAATCAGAAATCATGCAACAGCACAATTTCATAAAGAACGGAAACGAAGTTCAATTTAAACAAAACAAACCAGGTGAAGAGTATTCATTAGAAAATGGAAAAGTCTATAAAATAAATTTCAATGTTTACGGTGAAGTATATTTGGATATAATGCCAAATTTAATAATGCCGAAAAAATTATATATCTCAGAACAAAAAAATAAATTTGTTCAAAAGATATTAAACCAATATAAAACTCAAGACAGTGGAGTTTTGGGAGTAATGTTGTCTGGATTAAAAGGATCTGGTAAAACGGTTACAGCAAAACAAATAGCAATGGAATCGAATCTCCCAATTATACTCATAGACAAATATATGCATACAAGATACTTTAAAGATGCAGTACGATTATTAGCAAATATACATGTATGTATTATATTTGACGAAATAGATAAAATGAGAGGCATTGCTAATATGGAAAACATGCTTTCAATTATGGATGGAACAGATACATTTGGAAAAATATTGTTTATTCTTACATGTAATAATGAAAGGAACATAGACGAAAATATGAAAGACAGATGTTCTCGCATTCGTTATTGGAAAAAATTCGAAGAAACTCCAAAAGAGGTAACTGAAGAAATAATTAAAGATAGACTTGATAATAAAGAATTGATTGAAACGGTCAAAAACTTTATTGAGAAAAACTTCAATAATTCTATTTTCGATAACATTTGTGCGTTTATCGACGAAATTAACTTGAATCCAAATAGTTCACTTGAAGAATTATTTGAAGATATGAATATTAGTTCTAAAGAATAATGGAAATACTCGTACCGTATTACTCAGACAATACAAGAATTTCCAATAGCAACATAGGCTGGTTCTTACACAAAGGGCCAGCCTTTTTGCATTCTATGTTGAATGGTGAAGCTAGTGGAGAAAATACACCTCAACTAGCACTTGGTAGCATGATACATGAGTATCTATTACAGCCAGAAGAGTTCCACAAACACTACTTGGTGTGGGACAAAAGTAGACCTTCATCTGCACAACAGGAGAAGTTCTGTCAGGCACTAGTGGCTACCACTGAAATAGAGCCAAATAAAGTCGTTCTAAGCGCTTATAAAGAAGCGTATAGTACAACAGGAAGGTCAGATGAAAAGATGCTCTCAGAGGGGCTTAAAATAGCCTCTACGTTGAAGGATTATATAGACTTCCTTAAACAAAAAGATGAGCGTATCTTAATCTCACCTTACCAAGCTTCACAGCTAATGAAAATTAGCGAAAACATATATAAACATAAAAAAGCAAAAACGCTTCTCCGTACCCCAACAGAGGTCAGAAAAGCGCATGGCGAAGAAGGAGAATTACAATCAGTATTATATCATGAGTTCCACATAAACTGGGAGTTCATGGATGTGAACTGTAAATCTTTACTTGACAGTTTATACTTTGATTTTGAAAATAAGAAGTGTATTCTGATGGATTTAAAGACTACAGCAAAGATTAATAAGTTTGAGGAAAGTATGAAAGAGTACGACTACCTTAGACAATTATGTTTTTATACAGAAGCCATTAAATGGTACTTAAAGAACGAACTTAATGAAGAACCAGATAGTTGGGACTTCGAATGGTTTATAATCGCCATTGACACAATAAAAGACAATAGTATACGTGTATTTGGTTTTACCAAAGACCAAGTATATAGTAGACTAGACACTATAAAACAAGCACTAAAAGATATAAAGTGGCATCAAGATAATAATCTCTGGACATACAGAAAAGAATATTATGAAGGTGATGGTACTGAACAATTAAATTTATAATCAGAATCTATGAATCAGAATTATATGACACAAGAAGAAGTTTTAAACAATAGTTTAGTTAACGCTGTAATTGAAGCAGAAGACGATAATGTAGAAGCGGTTATGATGTTAACTGAACTTGCTGACAATGACGTCATTGACGAAGAATTATTGACAGAAGAAGGAATTGCTCAACAGAGTGATTTATTTAAAACTCTTTTAAACAAAAAATAAGTGGATATAAAAGATAAAATTATATGCTCTTATATATCTGAATTTAGTGAGCTTTTTAAAAAGAAGTGTTTGTATTACAAACTAACAGCTTTGCAGAATAAAACTGAAATAACGTTTTATTTTAATATTCAATCTTTACTACAATTAGATAATATTCGTAGTGAAATAAAGAAAAATGAATTATTTATATCGGAAAGTGTTAAAAATGGATGTTTATGTTTTACATTTAAGGTAAAAGATAAATATACATATACATTACGATATTTAGTAAAGTTGTTATCGCTAGATTTAAGATTAAAACGAATTTGTTAGTTAGTGTATATGAAGAAGCCCCGAACCGCTCGTGATGAGTAGTCGGGGCTTTATTTTTATCTAAACATTTGTAATAAATATGGATCGTCTTCGTCAACTTTACTAGTATTCATAATTTGATTTTCTAAATATGAACGCTTAGCTTTAGAGTTTTTAACTTGTTCGTACAAGTTGTGTGCTGGAAGTAGTTTAAACATAGCTCTGTTTGTTTTACTCCAACCTTTATATGCTCCTCTAGTTACTAAATCTTCATCTTCTTCATCATTAAATAAATCTTTATAGTTTTGTGACGGATCAAATAGAAACTCTCCACGCGGAGATATTATATTAATAGTTGTTTTTGTAGCTTGTTGTGCTAAATCAGTAATTTTATCTGTAAGCGATGTACTTGCTGTTGGAGATTTAATAGCACTCATAAGTTCACTACTTCTATATGGGGTATATGACTCCCACTAAAAAGCTCTTGCAATATAAGCAATCATTTGTTTCCACCACCCTTCGTCGTCATCATCGGCCCATTTACATATAAGATTTACCACTGGGGTAATTAATAGATTATAAATTGCCAATTCTAATATTACTTGTTTGATGTTCTTTTTATTTGAACGAGATAATAAATATTGTTGTTCCGTATCTCCTTTGCCTAAATGTTCCTTATATAACTACTTAAGTGTCTTTTTATCTAGTTGGCCTGATTTCTAGTATTTTCTAGCACTGTTACGTATAAATAATGCAGTAACAACTCCGATTACAGAACCAAGAGGACCTCCAAATGCACCTCCTAATACTGCACCACCAGCCATACCAGCATATATGTTATTCTACATCAAATCTCTTACTATTTTAAACATAGTACGGAATTGACCATTTTTATACATCTATGTATCATAATCATACACACGTTCACCAAAACGTTCTTGTATTGACATAGGTAGGTATTGCCGATGAATTAAAGCAAACGCCCCAATCCAAGTCTAAGAAATAGCTGCACGTTGAGTTTCAGTAGGCATACCGTCAGCAGCTTCTGCAAATTTTTGAGCTCTTACCTTAATTATAAATTCGGCAGCTTTGTAAGCATTTTTATACTTTTCTTCAACTTCTAATTTACCGTCTTTTACAGTAAATATAGAATATAAATTTTTTCCGCGCTTCCACCTATCTAAAAGTTCTTTGTATTTTTTTTCACCTAAACGAAAACGCCTATTATGAATATCTTCTTGTGTTATAAACTGCCCGTCTACAAACCTATAAGACATTACTGTAGCAACTGCAATTTGTGCCTTTGAATAATAGTCCTATGCGGTAAGAAACCCGAAAGCTTTATTTTCATTAATTGCATTTAATAACCTTGAACGGTTTGATAATCTATATTTTTTCTCAAACATGTCCATCATATCTAAATGCTCTAACAACAATTGTAATTTATCATTACTGTTCCTACTTTCTATATATCCAATTCCTCCGCCATTTTTCAATACACGTAGTGTAACTTCTATAAAAGCGGCCATACCTTCTCGTATGGTATATTTCTAACCTACAAGTTGATTTATAAAATGCGCATACTGTGAAGTTAAAAACCCAGTAATTGCCACTTTTGGATTAAGACCAAGGTTAATTACCGTAGTTGTATTTTTCACACCAGCAGCAGCTTTACTAAGTACATTTGATGTTTTCTTTCTATCATACATAAACATCTCCATGAATTTCTGCGCTTCTTGAAATGTTCTAGAATTTTTTTGTACTGTTTTATTGCTAAATTGACCACCAGTCTTAAATTGCTATTTTTCTAAGAAGTCAACGAGTGCCTCACATGTATCTCTAATTTCAAGTCTTTGATTATACCTACAAGACATTTTAACATATCTCTACAACATACCAAGTAAATCTGCAGAAATAAATGAAGGATTTTCTAGCTACCTTGTATAATATTGTGGTAGAATACTGAATTGTCTACCATCAGGATATTTACCAATGGCTGAAATCTAAGGATTTGTAACATTACCTTCTGAATCTACATCATCTGCTGCTTCACCAGAACCTAAATTTAGATAGTCTTGAGGTGCAATATTAACGCCAACGGATTCTTTTATATATTCTTTTGTTATTTCTAACTTCTACCCAATAGGTTGACGTTTAACACGTCTATAAAGTGTGCCAGTCTCCTGTGGCATCAAATACTTATCTGTATATTGTCGATTTGTCTGTTTTGCATTAGAAAATTCCATCACCTCCAAACATGCTTCATATAGAGCGTTTAGTCGTGGATTGTTCTTTATTTTATTGTATTGTTTAGAATTATCGTATATTTCGCGTTTTGGTAATTCTGTCCTACCAGTACCGTCTTCGTGAAAGTTTTTATTCAATAGAGCGTTATCTTCTGTTTTCTCAATCCAATATTGATTTGGTTGATATTCCATATATTTTTCCTTATCTATAGCTTGAGCTTTCTATAACCATCTATATGGAGAAAATTCTTCCAACAACGTTTGATAGTTTATATTAATATTACCATAACCATACAACATAGCTTGATATAAGTTATAATCATTGTCTGCAGCTTCCCACAATCTTGACTATAAAGCTTTATAATAGTCTGTATCTACAAATTCTATAAATTTAAAAAATATTTCTTTATGTTTATCGCTTAAACTTTGTAAGGAACGATTTTTTAATACTTCTTTTCTGCGAATTTGATACATTTCTTCATATATCTAATTCAACAGATTTTTAACCGACTCTGGCATTAGTTCATCATTAACTTCACCATTTGGTGATTTAAACGGCTTTAATAGCTAATTAGCTTTCTCTTTTAAATTATTGTATTCTTCACCATAATCAATGCTCTAAGCATGCATGATGCGTTCTATTTCTTTAAATACAATAGCATCGCCGTTTTCATCTTTCTTAAACACTAACTATGAATTACGAGAGTTCCATTTATTAAATGTAGTTTCGTCAAAATTATTTTTTTCACCTCGTTGCCATTTCTTAAATTCATCTTTCCCACCACATTGTTCAACAACTGCATCAAATGCTGCCTGCCAGTCTTTTGTGTTTTTTGTGACGGATTTCTTAGGGTCTTGACCGTGTTTTTTTCGAATATCGTCCAATTCTGCACGTAACTGTTGAAGTTGTTTTGCTATTTCGTATTCTATAGTACCTTCCATCTTTTTATTCCCGAAGAAATCATAATCAGAGTAAAGCAACTATTTGTTTCTCCTTAATTTTTCTAACTATTCAAAGTCTTCGTCAGATAATTTGTCTAGATGTACATTACCATTTTCGTCCTTTATTCCAGGCTTATTTAATATTGCATTTATAGCCTCGTTGTGTGACGACAATGCTTCTTTCGTAAAATAATCAATCTTTGCCCACGCGTCATAATATTCATCTATAAATTTTCTATCTGTATGTTTCTTTTTCCAATCATTTCTTAATTTCTACCATTCTTTAAATGCTTCTGCATTTTCTTTTGGTGGAATACGATTGTCATCATTAAGCTTTAGGTTATATTTTTTATTGATAGCTCTATTTACTTCTACTATGTTGGCTTTGTCTGCTTTTTGAAAGCTACCATAATTTAATTCAGCAACAAATCTACCAGTTGGTAAACCATTTTCATCCACTTCATATAAATCTTGTAAGCTTTCACCAACCTATAATTTGGCTGCGAGTTGAGACAACTTTAACATTTTTTCGCTAGCTTCAACATCTGCTTTATGATTTGCCTATGTGACAAGATGTGATATAATACGAATAATCTCATTTACAGAAGAGTCAGCAGAGCCTAAATATTGTTCTAAAAAACTAACATCGGTATCTAAGAACTGTTCGGTAGAGTTTATCTTGTCTATATAATCTAATAACATAACAGAATTAGTATTCTTCGCTATCTTCTCTAATTCTGAAATTACGAGTCGTTTTAATAGAATATTTAACGTAGACATTCCAGTTGTTGTAGCCGACACTAATCGTTGAACATCTTGGTGTATTTCTTGTAAATCTTCGTCTGTTATTGGTTCAGAGTCTTTCACCTTATCTTTAAAGTCTTGAATTATATCTTTACGATTTGACGTGTTTTTTAACAATTCATCTAACGTTTTAGCTACTTCATTATACATACCAATGTTACTATGCATCTAAAACATATAATCCCTAGCACTTATTGCTTCACCACTATTGTTGATTTCATCAAATTTATCTAGCTGGTCTAATACGTCTGGTATTACCTACTACAATAAAGATGTTATAGCATGATATTTACTAACAGTAGAACTATTTAACATTTCTATCTAACCGCGAGTAGCATTTAACTCTTTTACTTTTTCACTTTGTTCTAGAGATGATGTACGAATAGCATTAACTCTAATTCCTAGCATACTAGATATTGATTCAAATGATACAGTACGTACGTCTTTTAAATTACGTTTTTCAGAAAACAACTTTAAATTATTACGTTCTATATTTTTTTGGGTTCGTATATATTTTAGCTATTCATATACAGCTTGTGTTAATACTGTATTATAATCCAAATGATTTAGAGTAGACAATAGGCCGTTCTTAGAAATAATAGATTTAGAATCATTTTTTTCTGGCTAAGAGTCTAAAAATTGTAAAAATTTTTTCTGCGCGGCCTTTATTTTTTCTTCTGTTGTGTTGAATACATTTTTATTTACTAAGAATTTAGTAAGAGAGTTTACGAAATGTTTAACTGTTGATAATAAAGAATTATCTTTATTTAACAAACCAAGTATTTCTGTTCTAATAGAATCATCTGTGATGAACATTGCTGCAAATTCTTTTTCATTAGATAGCGCATAAGCAACGTCATCAGAATCAAGCTGTCTGTATTTGCTAAATAGTTTTTTAGCTTTATTTGTCAACTTATTTATAGATTTAGCAAATACACGTTCCTCTTTTGTTTTAGGATTATTTAGAGCATTTACAGTTAAAGCATGTATAATCTCATGAAGTATCACTGTTGTGACATATCCGTGAGATAAACCTTTTAGCTATTTTTCATCAAGAATAATTATACTACTATCTTCTGTTGTAATTGTTTCTGCTAATTTTCCAAACGGTAAGTTACCAAATTTAACTGGTATATTGTGTTTAATAAGCATCTCTATTAACTCACGTTGAGACTATGATATAGC